GTATGCCGCTTTGAGTATACTGGAACGCTTACGCCGCGAGGACTGGAGAACCTGTATTCGCAATACAAACTCCTCCACGATGACATTATCGGACACGGCAGCTTCACGTCGTTCAAGAACGAATACTGTATCCTGGGCGGCTTCGAGGGCCGGGAGATCGTCAACTACCGGTCGCAGGAGAAGCTCATGGCGGCGATCGCGCCCCATACCTTCTATGTCGACATCAAGGACTGCTTCGACATGCAGGCGCAGACCTGGGAGAAGGAAGGTTACGTCCTCCAAAAAGAACACCTCGACATGTTCATGGAGATCAAGACGAACTTCACTACCATGATGCGTGAGGCGAAAGCGCAGCTGGACGCCCTCATCAAGGAGTTCCGCGCCGGCAAGGTTGGGCGCGAGGAGGCCACACGGAAGGCCAAGGAGGCGATGAACTTCAGCCGCATCGTCAACAGCGCAGCGGCGCAGAACGTCGCCATGCGCGGCATCATGCACGGATGGTTCCACCCCGACCCGCTCCTCGGCGCAGACGGCAAGCCCCTGGCAGAGCAGCCTCCGGCGCTGTGGCTGCACAACGATCGAGTTGATCCGATCCTCAAGTATCAACTCAGCGACCAGCGTCCAATCCTCATCTGGTGCGCCTACCGTGACGACGTGTTCCATGTCGAGAAGGCGTTCCGCGACGCAGGGCATGATGTCGGCCTCGTCATCGGCGGCATGACGACGGAGCAGAAGCGCGACGTGCTCCGCCTCGGCAAGGAGAACGAGCTCCGTGCCATCATCGGAACGCAGGGCGCAGGCGGCACTGGCGTGAATGCGCAGTTCGCCAACGTGTCCACATTCTTCTCGAACACGCACTCATGGGGCAACCGCGAGCAGACCGAAGGCCGCACGTGGCGCGCTGGGCAGACGGAAGCCTGCGTCTATATCGACATGCAGTGCAAGTCGCCTGTGGCGCGCGTCATCGACCAGGGTTACCTCCGCAACCTGCGCGGCAAGCGGAACATTGACATGTCGCTGCGCGGCTTCCTGCGCATGGCCGCGGCGCTCGACGCAGACGATGGGCAGGGGTTCGATCCAGGCGCGGAAAGCGACGAGATCGATCTGTTCGCTGATTCCGAACCGGTGGGGGATGACGAATGAGACGGCTGTGGCGCAGAACTGAAGCGCTGGCAGAAGCTGTTGGGCAGCCAGCCGGTCCACGCCTCTCCGGCCGAGCACCAGGCGACGCCAGACATGCGCAGCCCTGTCACCGGCAAGTGGCTGACACCGGAGCTTCATGGCAACCTGGACGGCTGGATTCAGTATCGCAAGTCCATTCCGGGAGAGCACGCGCCTGAGTCCTGGGAAGCGCCTCTCACCTGGACGCTGCCCGGCGTCGCGGAAGTCGATCGTATGGTGCCACGCCGCATCGATGACCACCGCCTTGCGGATGGGTGGGCGCCCCGCTAGACTGCGCAGCCCTAAAGGAGGCTCCTATGAGTAACCGCGTCTGGTTCGGCTTGCTGCTGGCAAGCCTCGCATTCCTGGGAGCCATCATATGGCTGTAGCGGCTTCCTACGGCGACGTGAACAGCGGCGAGCTTGACGTCGCCTACGGCAAGCTCCAGCGCGAATGGAAGGGCAAGGTCATCCGCCTTGAGTCCAATCGCCGGAGCGGACTCTCCGACTTCATCCTCATCAATCCCCGCGCCACGTTCATGACGGAGGTCAAGGGGATCGCGCATGAGGCGATCTCGCTGCCCATCACTGCGCCGCAATGCGAGTTCCTCGACAGCGTTACGGAGCATGGCGGGCATGCGCGCCTCCTCGTCCTGTGCAACGGCGAGTGGTGGTGCGGAGAGGGGCCGTTTCTCGTCAACTTCCACCTCCAGGCGCGCCGCGTCTTCGATATGGCGCCGCGCCGTCTCTTCGATGTGAATGATCTCTGATGGTGACCGCCAACGAAGTCGAACGGTATGAGGATGTCTCCCGGCAGCGGCAACGCGACTCGGAGATTTTCGACATGCGGCTTCGAGGCTACACCACCAAGCAGATCGGCGACGCCTACGGCATGACAGGTGATGAGGTCCGTGCTGCGCTGAAGCGTATGGTCGTGGGGATGAACCCCAAGTATCGCGCCGACCTTGTGGAACTGGAGAACGAGCGCCTCGACGCCATGATGCAGGTCACCATGGATCAGGCGATACGCGGCAGCCTAGACCACCAGGAAATGGTTCTCAAAATCATGGACCGGCGCGCCAAACTGCTGGGCCTCGACGCTCCGACGAAAACCACTCACATCCTCGATGCTGAGAAAGACAATGACGAGGGCAAGCCTACGTCTTCGGATCGCATGCTGGAGCGGATCAGGAAGATTCGCAACCAGTCCACCGTGATCGAAGGTGAGATCATCGATGTTGCACCAGCCTCCTGATCGCCTGCTCACCGAAATCGACAAAATTTGGGAGATCCGTGAAGCACTGCGGGACATGAGCGATGAAGAGGCGGCTCGTCTGGCAGAGATGCTGAGCGACGAGGCTTCTGAGGATTGGTGCTACTTAGCCCGCGATGCGCAGCTTCCTCCGCGACAGTGGAACGACACCTGGGTCATCAACGCAGGGCGCGGCTTCGGCAAGACCCGTGTCGGCAGCGAGGTCTGCCACATGGCGGTGGAGGCCGGGCTGCGCCGCCTTCACATCATCGCGCCGACTGCCGCCGACTACCGTGACGTCAACATCGAGGGGCCGTCCGGTCTGCTGGCCACCGCGCCCGCAGGCGTCAAGCTAGAATGGGAACCGTCCAAGCGGCGCGTGACATGGCCCAACGGCGCGTTCGCTCTGTTCTTCTCGGGTGACGAGCCTGAAGCACTGCGCGGTCCCCAGTGCGAGTTTTGCTGGATCGACGAATTGGCGCGCATGCGCTATCAGCAGATGGTTTACGACATGGCGGTGTTCGGTCTGCGCCTGGGAGACAGGCCACGCATGCTCATCACGACCACGCCGCGCCCGACGCAGTTCTTCAAGAAGCTGATCGCGACCCCCGGGGTGCTGGTATCGGGCGGGTCCACCTACGACAACGCCGAGAACCTGGCCGCCAGCTTCCTCCAGAAGGTCAAGGACCTCTATGAAGGGACGACGCTGGGGCAGCAGGAGCTCCACGGCCTCATGGCCGAGATTGAGAGCGACCTGTTCAAGATGTCGTGGATTGGGCGCAACCCCATTCGCTATTCCGACTTCAAGGAGATCGCGGTCGGCGTCGACCCGTCCGGCGGCGGAGACGAGATCGGGATCGTGGCGGCAGGCTGCTACCGGGACGGGCGCAGCGCTGTCATCGCGGACCGCACCTGCAAAGGCACCCCAGAGCATTGGGGGCGGGAGGCGGTCAAGCTTCATGACGACTTTGGTGCAGACAGCATCGTGGCGGAAGGTAACTACGGCGGCGACATGGTCCTGTCCGTCATCCGCGGCGCAGCGCTCAACATGTATGAGAAGAAGGAGCGCGACAGTCCTATGGTCAAGGTGAAGATGGTCACCGCGTCCCGCGGCAAGGTCATCCGCGCCGAGCCGGTGTCGCTGCTCTACGAACAGGGCAAAGTGGATCACGCCAAGAACTTGCAGAAGCTCGAAGCTGAAATGTCTTCGTTCACGCGGGACTGGGACCGCGCAGTGGACGGCTCGCCGAATAGGCTGGACGCCATGGTCTGGGCACTTACCAAGACTTCGACGACGGCGAAGAAAATACTCGCAGTGGCGTAGACGGCCCTTGTGGCATTCCGGCGCTGGCACTACACTGCGACGAATCTTGCCAGACGTCGAGGATCTCTCAATGACTGTGGTGTGCATCAAGCCCTGCCAGACCGCTCCGGCCTGCCAGCTGCCGCCGGGCTACCCCAACGACCTGATCTACCCCGCACCACCGGTGGGGTGACGTCGTGAATCCGTTCCGCTACCGGCCGTCCTCCCCCGCTGCTGGGGACGGAGACGAACCGGATAGCTGGGCGGACAACTGGCTGTCCAATTCGATGGCGTGGGCGTCGCAGGTTGTGACGCCGCGCTGGTGCCAAGTCAAAGGCCACTGGACCTTCAAGGTGGCGGAGTTCCTCGAGACAAGCTGCCCCTGCTGCCTTGTCTTCCGCGGACTGGTCCTCGGATTCATCGCGGGATACGCCACCGCCGGCGCCATCTGGGCGCTCTCGTGGCTCCTAGCCTAGAAGGACTCTATCATGGCGTGCTCCGCCTGTCAGCAAGCTCGATCCCGCGCCGCGCAGTCCGCGCGCACCTACAACCTTCGCGGCCTCGTGTCGGCGGTGTCCGACGCCGTCGCCATCAACGTGGACAAGCTGCGCGGCATGACGCAGGATGAGGTCAACGCCAAGTATGGCGCGGCGCCGTCCAGCACGAAGCCGGCCGCCCCCTACGTTCGTTCAAAGTGAGGCTGCGCTATGGCGATTAAGGGTTTGAAGATTGATAGCGACGTCGATGTGCCCTTGCGCAGTCTGACTCACGTAGTCGGGCATGACATCGAAGGTCGAGTTGGAAGAGCCGCCATAGCAGAGGGAGAAACACCTGACACCAGCGACGACACGATTTCGTCACCTTCTGACGTCGTTCGTCGTGCGGTCGGCGCATCGTTCTTTAACCGCTCGGCGGTGATGGGGCTTGAGTTTCCTCGTGCTCGCGCTACCCTCACTACGGCCAATTATGCAGACGACAATGATGGTGGTGGCGCAACCTATCGTCGCGTCGCTAGTGAGCCTCAACACTCGTTCAAGGTTCGTTCGGCCGACCGTTTCACGCCGAATGGTGCTATTGATGTGGTTAACGGGGGATGGTGGGAGGTCTCTGACGAAACCCTGCGCCCCGAAATGGGCGGCATTCTTGGCGACGGGTCAGATGAGACCGTTACGATTCAACTGATGCTCAATTTTGGGGCCAAGAAAACCATTATTCTGCCAGAGGGCAAGACTTATACGTTTCAATCACTGAATATCCCTCGTTACACGAACATTCAAAAGAACAATGGGGTCACAACCTTTAGACGACTGGCGGCGAGTGCGACTGTCGCTGCTTTGACGTTGGCGGCTGATGTCTCTCTTGGAGGCGTCGCCTATTCTAGCCCCGGCGGTATCGGAGGCGACAAGGCCGTCAGGGTTAAAGGCAGTCGTGTTGATCTGAGAGGTTGCAGCTTCACTGCTGATGCTGAAGGAACTCCGACCTCAACTAATTGGGCAATCGAGATTGACAGCGGAGACGGTTCGAAGGTCTCACGCGTCAAAGTTGATGATGTCACTTTCGTGAACTATTCTACAGTGATTGTCGCCAAGAACGCTGCCCAGATCAAAGGTCGCAGCGCTGATATCGCGAAATATCGAACAGCAGTCTATCTTGTTGATTGCGTACGCTGTGAGTTGTCAGACTTCAAGCTTTCTGGCCTCGGCGCGGCGGTCAACGGTCGCAACGGCGAAAACGGCCTACTGCTTGAATCGACCACGGCCAACGCTACTCGAGATCTTGTGTTCAACGATTGGGTGGTTGAGGACGCGGGGGAGCACTCGTACCGTTTTGGCGGTAATCAGACCATCAACAATGTGACGTTCAATCGATGCATTTCACGGCGATCAGGTTCGTCGATTCTGACGGGAAACCTTTCAGGTGGGGAGTGGCACGGAGGTTGTGGATTCAAGATTCTGGGCGGAGGGCAGGCTGGGGGCACGCGTCACAAAAACATTTTCTTCAACTCGTGTCAAGTCTTTGACGTTAATCAGACCTTCGGTAGTTACCCGGCCGGGCACGGCGTCAACAACTTTACGCCATTCTTGATTGTCTGCGCCGATAACGTGCATCTCAATAACTGCCACGTGAACGCTGAGCAGTTGTCGACTTCGTGTCGCAATGGCCTGCTCGTCTCGGCCAGCAAGGGGGTCTATCTTAACGAATGCACCTTCTTGAGATGCGATCTCAGCGCATTGGTCCCTTACGAAGAGACGCCCGTCGCTGGTTTTCCCGGGTACGACGTGCCACTCGAAGAATTTCATGTCAGAGGCGGACTCTTTGAGGTGGTTACACAGACCGCAGGCTCCGGCATCGTATTCTTCTTCAACGGCAATAACACCCCGGCGCGCTACGCACACAAGAACTGGTCGATCAAGGGTGTTGAACTGCGCGGCGGTGCAAGTGCGATCAGAGTTGATACCCCGGGAACGGGAGGCTTCACCAACTTCTTCTTCGGTTTCACGTATCTTGACCCGACCTCAGTTTCAGACGTCACAGCGACTTCTCCCAGCATCAACGGCGGGGGAATGGCGAAGGCCTTAGTAGACTTCGCGGCGGTCAATCGCCCGGCTGCTTTCGGTATTTCGGTAGCCAACGGCTCGATCGAGAGACAGTTTGGGGGCGGAGCCTTCCGTCTTCGCAAGGGCGGTGCTTGGGTGACCTTGTAATCGCGGGCTGTTCTGCAACCACGAAGTCGTTTAAATGAGGTATCAAACTGATGTCATGGCCGTGGGGCAAGAAAGCAGTTAACACCGTCGGCCGGGTGGTCAAGCATATCGGCGCGGCGCTGAGCATGGGTGGCAGCGTCAACGGCGAGGTGATTCACAACGCCAAGGCCGTCGCCCGCGAATATTATCGAAATATGTACCTGTGGTTCTGCGTCGACAAGATCTCGACGACCGCAGGTGTGCCGCCTCTATACGTGAAGACCGAGAAAGACCGGGCACTGTCGGCCTATGAGCTGGCGGTCAAGAAGGTACTTGACAATCCGAATCCGCAATGGACGCGGTCGAGCATGTCTGAGTACCTCTCGATCTGCGTTGCCACGCTGTCGCGGGCCTTCATCCTCGTCATTCGCGGCGTGGGCAACACCCCGCTTGAGCTGTGGCCGCTGAACCCGCTCTGGATGCAGGTCGAGTATATCGAAGGCACCACCACGGTCAAACTCTTCCGCTACACCATCGGCGGCATGGTCAAGACCTACCCGGTCGACGAGAACGGCGACAGCGAGATCATCTTCATCCAGCGTCCGTCGCTCAACTCGTGCGAGGCGGCAGCGTCGCCGGCCGAAGTCGCGGTCCCCGCCGCCGAGGTGTTCAACCGCATTCTGCAGAAGGCCGCGGATGTGGCGGGCAACGCCAGCAACGTGACCGGGGTGCTCTCCTCCGAGGCCGACGTCGACCAGACGCAGGTTGAGAAAGTCAAGTGATCGGAACTATTTCTGATAACTGATACGACGATTTATCACTACACGGGACCACAGAGATGGCTTGGTGGACGACAGGAAGGGAAGCAGTTACCCACATTCGTAAGAGTGTGGCTGCTGCGTGGGCGTCGTTCGGGGCGAACCCCGGCACGCTGGACCGCAACGCTGCTGCGGTGGCCCGAGAATACCATCGCAGCATGTATCTCTGGGCCTGCGTCAACAAGATCGTCACCACCGCCGCCGTTCCCCCGCTCTACATCAAGACGGAGAAGGATCGCGCGCTAACGGCGTATGAGCAGAAGATCATTGACCTGCTCGCCAACCCCAATCCGCAGTGGACGCGGACCGACCTGGTCGAATATGTCGCCTTGTCGCTGTCCTTGACGATGCGCGCGTTCATCCTCAAGATCAACGGCGTGGGCGGCGTGCCGCTGGAGCTTTGGCCGCTGGACCCCACCAAGGTCACGGTCGAATACATTCCCAATACGACGACCATCAAGCAATTCGTCTACCAGCCAGGGACGAACAAGGTTGTCTATCCAGTCGAGCCGGACGGCACGTCGGATATCATCTTCTTGCAGCGGCAAGGTCTGGACGGCATTAGCCCCGCCAAGTCGCCCGCGGAGGTCGCGGTCCCGGCTGCGGAGGTCTTCAACCGAATCCTACAGAAGGCGGCGGACATCGCCGGCAACGCCTCGAACGTCACCGGCGTCCTGAGCAGCAACACCGACCTGGACCAGGAAGAGGTCCTGAAGGTCAAGGACAAGCTGGACGAGTTCAAGACCGGCGGTCGGCAGAGCGGCGACACGCTCGTCGTGGCGAACGCGGAGTGGAAGTTTGCGCGCATGTCGGAGGAGCCCTCCTCGGTCATGTCGGTTGAGATCAAGGACAGCCTGGCGCGGGACGTCTGCGCTATCATGGGCGTCCCCAGCCAGCTGATGTCGATCCCCGGATCGCAGACCTATGCGAATTACGAGACGGCGATGACGGCGCTCATCACCGAGACCGTGATTCCCATGTATCTCGGACCGCTGGTCATCGAGTTGACGCGGACGCTGCTGCGCGGCCGGAATGGCAACCGCGACGGCGCGCGGAGCGACTCCGAGATCGCATTCGACATTGACGCCTGGCCGGCGATGGCTAAGGCGCGCCTCCAGCTCGCGGAGACCGCCGCCAAGGCCGACATGCTCACCATCGATGAGCAGCGCGAGCTTCTAGGCTACCCGGCCCTTGAGAACGAAGAGGACGGCGCGCTGGTGCTGAAGGTCGAGCGGCTGCGCCTGGAACGTCTCAAGATCGAGATGGCCGCGGGTGAGCCGGCGGGGTTGACTGAGGACAAGACATGAGCCTGATCAACCCGGCGAACAATCGCGCCGCGGATCAGGAGTTCCAGGCGTATCTCGATGTCAAGGAAGCGGAGTTCCACCGCCGCCTTATGCCGATCCTCTCGGCTGCTATCCGCCTGCAGGTCGCCACGGGGTCGCAGCGTGCCCAGAACTACGTGGAGCAACGGGCATCCCCCATTCTCACTCGCCACATCACCAAGCTCTACCGGGATGCCTGGAACGACGTGACCGACGTCATGGAGCGGATGGAGGCGAAGGCGCGGCCGGTCGGGGTGCTCACCTACAAGGCGTCCAACCTCGTCCGCACCCCAACGCTGACGGACTTCCTGGAAGAGCAGCTAGGATATATTCGGTCCTACGCCGCCGCGCGGATCAAGGAGATCTCGCGGACGATGACGGATTACATTCGTGGTCTCGTCTTCACCGGGGTCAAGGAAGGCAAACCCAACGACGTCATCGCGCGTGAGATCCGCGCACGTTCGAATGAGATTGGCAAGCACCGCGCGGCGACCATCGCCCGGACCGAGACTCACAACGCTGCGTTGGACGGTATTGAGAAGACGCTCAAGAAGAAGCGGATCCGCGTTCGCAAGAAGACCTGGTGGACTGCGCAGGACGACCGCGTCCGCGCCTCCCACGCTGCCGTGCATGGCGTGACCATCGATATGGATGCCAAGTTCCGAGTGGGCGACTCCGAGATGACACGGCCCGGAGACCCGGAGGGTGGCGCCGAGGAAGTTATCAACTGCCGCTGTTCTATTCTATACACGACAGAAGATAGCAACCCCATCTGAAATACTGCCGCTCTATGTAAAGCGGTAATATTCATTTGGAAGACTCCTAGTTGTCCTATTGCCCGCGTCGTATGATCCATGTATGATGCGATGTCGCTAGGAACTCCCTTGATGTTGAAGAGCGCCTTTCTCACGGACTTCACGGTCAAAGCCGCCGAGGATCAGATTGGCGTGTTCGAGGGTGTCGCGTCCACGCAGGACGTAGATCTCGGAGGCGACATCGTCAAGGCCGGCGCGTTCGGCGATTTCAACGCGAAGAACATTCCCATGCTCTGGGCGCATGACATGCGCAGCCCGATCGGCGGCTGGAAGGTCATCGATACCAAGGGCAGCCAGATGAAGGTCGAGGGCGAGCTGAACCTCGACGTCGCCAAGGGCGCGGAAGTCTACGCGCTGATGCGCAAGGGGCACGTCACCGGCCTCAGCATCGGCTTCATCCCAGCGCCGGGCTTCGTCAAGTATGACGAGAAGACCGGTGTGCGGACGATCACCAAGGGCAAGCTGCTGGAAATCAGCGTCGTGCCCGTCCCCGCCAACGACAAGGCGCGCGCCAAGCGGGTCAAGTCGGTCGCCGACGCGCTGGTCGCCGTCGAAGAGTTCAAGTCGATGCTCGTTGACGACTACGGGTTCACCCCCGAGGACGCCGACATCGTGGTTACCAAGGGCTATTCGGCCCTTGTCGCGCAGCGGGACGAGCCGCCCGCGGACCTCGCCCCCGTCAGCCGTGAGCTGAAGGGCATTCTCGAAGCCCTCCAAGGGAGCACAAAATGAGCGACGCATCCGTTGCAGAACTGCTGGACCAGGTCAAGGTCGTTCGCAAGGAAATCGGCGAGGCCAACGAGGCGCGCACGAAGACCTTCGAGGAACTGACCGCCGAGATCAAGAAGGGGTCCCAGACCATCACCGACACCGAGCAGAAGCTCGTCAAGGTGACCCAGGATCTCGCCGCCTCGGTCGAGAAGCACCAGACCCTCGAGAACACCATCAACGAGATGGTGAAGAAGATGAACCGTCCGCAGGGCGGCGACGCGACCACCGAGGAGGCCGAGATCAAGGCTGCTCGTGGCCTGCTGGAGCTCAAGCACCAGCTGGTTCACGTCAAGCGTGATCCCGACTTCCCGTTCGCGCCGAAGGACGCTGACATCGACGAGGCCCGCCTCGCCGTCAAGACCCTGCGCCGCGTCATGCACATGGCGAACTTCGACAACGACATGCAGCGTCTCAGCGACGCGGAGCGCAAGGCGCTGTCGACGTTCAACTTCGGCTCGAACGGCTTCATCCTGGCGCCGGAGATGGCCTCCACGGTCCTCTCCTGCCTGGAGGACATCACCGACATTCCCGGCTTGATGCAGAACATGAGCATCTCGGGCCCGTCGGTGAAGTTCCTGGTCGACAACGTTCGGCTGGACCAGGCGGCCTGGGCGTGCGAGACGGACTGCTTCGCCAACAACCCGAAGGCCAACCTCAACGACGGCCTCGGCGAGCTGGAGATCAAGCCGGAGACGCTGCGTTACATCGTTTGCTCCACCAGGGACATCCTGGAGGACGCGTCGATCAACATCGAGCAGTGGATGCTGGGGAAGGTCAACTTCGCCTTCCGCAACACGCTGTCGACGGCGATCATGACCGGTGACGGCAACGGCAAGCCCATGGGCATCCTGAATCCGCGCAGCGGCATCCAGGCGTGCTTGACCGGCGAGCCCACGCCGGCCGGCACCTTCACTTGGCAGGATCTGATCATGCTCAAGTGGCAGGTGGCCATGCAGTATCACAGCGGCGGCCGGTATCTGATGAATCAGAACACCTTCGGCCTCACGCTGACCATGGCGGACGCCAACAACCGCCCGCTGATGATCGCGTCGCCGACCGACAACGGGCAGTTCCTGCTCAACGGTTCGCCGGTGAACATCGCCACGCAGATGCCGGACGTCGCCGGCGGCGCCACCCCGGTGGCCTTCGGCAACTGGAATCAGGCCTACATGGTCGTCAACCGCAAGGCGGTGACCATGCAGAACGATCCCTACTCCGCCGGCTTCTGCGTGCTGTTCAAGTTCGAGGCTCGTGTCGGCGGCGCCGTCATCTGCCCGAACGCTGCGCGGCTGCTGAAGATCGCCTGAGCCAGACTGGCGGGGTGCCGAGCACCCCGTCGGAACCCGCAACCAACTTGTCGAGGTATTGACATGAATCTTCACTCCGGTGCCGGCAAGTTGATTGCCGCCAACGTCGCGACCCCCAAGTGGATCGATCTGTCCCTGGGCTATGAATACGTGATCGTTTTCTCCAACGGCACGAACGCTGCCATCCAGGCTGGTCCCTTCACCATCCAGGACGCCGCGCCGTCGGCCGCCGACCCCTGCCTCCCCGACGCCGCCACCTGGGCGGATATCGTCGAGGACCCGGAGTGCGACGACCTGCCGTCCGTGGTCGCTGGTCCGGCGACGGTCACGTTCCAGGGCGCGGCGAACGCCATTCCGGCGTTCTCGCAGTGCCATGTGGCAGCCAAGTGCCCGCGGCCGTTCGTTCGTGTCACGGGCACGCCGGGCGGCCTCGACATCATCGCGGTGCTGACGCGCCTGAAGCGTTCCGGCAACGTCTGAGGATCCTCGCCCCGCCACGCGGCGGGTAGGAAGAGAGCGGGCTGCGTGGGGGTCTTACAAACTCTCCATTGCAGCCCGCTTCTGTATAATGTAGCCTGTGCTCATTGCGCTCTGCGGCGCTGCACAGTAATCAAGCCAAGGTTCCTAGATGCTTGAGGCTCTTTACTCCGCAGGCCAGTCCACGCCCGCAAAATTGAAGGGTGGGTGGATTGTGCCTATACGTTTCGAAGGCGAAGGTCGCGCTCGGTTCCGCTTGCAGCATACGCGGGATAGGAACGGAGAGCCCGACGACCTCGCCTGGGCCGATGTCACCCGCATAAGCGACGGCACTCAGCAGCCGAGAGCCGCGATCAATGCGGATGACAGCACCGTCATGGGCGTCCTCGTCGATTGGGTTGAGGGCGACACGAAGGTGTTCTATCGCCGGTTCCGCGCGGATTGGATCCGAGTGGTCCCTCATGACGAACTCGACGAGGAGGCGGTTGCGCAGTGCGGCGCATTCTCGGTCAACATGGAGTATCCCAATGTCCAAGGCTGAGATTGTCAAGATCATCGCGCCCACCGCGTTCGATTATTCCCACGACAACGGCGTGACGCTGCTGCGCTACGAGCCCGGCCAGATCTACGAAGTGCCGGGGCAGTCGATCGAAGGTCTCCGCCGCCGCAAGGCGATCGAGATCCTGGACCGGCAGGCCGTCGACGACCAGCTGGCGCAGGCCGAGACGGTCGGCGGCGACAAGCCCGTGCAGCTGACCGGTGAGGGCAGCGAGGCCGGCGACGCCGACGACGGCAAGGACGACGGCGCCGACAAGGGTGACGACGCTTCCAAAGGCGACGCTGCGAAGGCGGACGCCTCGAAGCCCTCGAAGCCCTCGGCCCCGGCCAAGGCCAAGTAGCGACACGACTGCGCCTGTGCTAAGGTTGCCAGGCGTAGTCAAGTCACAAGGAGACCGCAATGCGGAAGTTCTGCCCGAACCGGTGCCCGGTCGCCCCGGCCTGCACCATCACCTACTTCGCTCCGATCTGCCCGTGCCCGGTCACGGTCAACGTCGAAGCCCCCACGCCCTAAGGGCTCTGAATGATGCGGCAGCCCTTCGTTCCTCCCAGGAGTTCGCGGCAGCCGCTCATGGCGCGTCGCTCCGCCCCCGTTCTAGGAGCCCGGGGGTGGGGCGGCGCGCTTATTTCCAAGCGCCTCCTGCAGGCGGTTAAGCCGCTGCGCAGGATCCCCGTCATTATCGCTGACCCGAAGTGAGCTCGTCATGGCAGTTTGCGCCCCGATCAGCCCCTGCGCCTGCCACCCCTGGCAGATCCAGCCCGGCGAGACGCTGCCGCTCCTGATCGACTGGAGCGTGTTCCTTTCCTCGGTTCCAGGGTATGCGCTGCACACCGTCGTCGCCGCGACCCTGACCGACCTCAACACCAACCCGACTGCGCCGGCCGATCCGGATCAGATCGACACGGTGCCGCCCATCGCCACCGCGCAGCCTTGGACCGGCGACAATCCGCCCGTCAAGATCGTGCAGGGCATCGCCACCGAGGCGCTCATCCACGTCGACGAAGACGTGCCGTTGAGCAGCGTGTTCCGCTTCGACATCACCGTCCAGCTCAAGGGCTGCGACGGCCGCAACCTTCAGGTGAAGGATTGCGTGTTCATCCAGGTGTTGCTGGGATGACTCGGGGCAAGCCCCAAGACGACTCGCTGTTCGAGCTTTGCAAGCTCCAGGCGGCAACGGCCGGGGCCTTCTCCGAGACGTTGCTTCAGCACTTCTACAAGTCGGCGCTTCAGCGCTGCGCCAAGTTCGTGGGCTGGAGCAGCCCGGTCCAGCAGATGAATGAGCGCGTGGTGGTCGCCGGCGACGGCACCATCAAGCTGTCGCACATTCCGTCCAGCGATGTGCTGCTGATGTCCGGCGCTCAGGTGGTCGAGCGCGTGCCGCAGCCCGCGGGGCGCCTGCTGGAGCCCGGTCACCGGGCCTGGTGCTGTCATTGCCATCTGCAAGCCAGCTACACCACGGGCCGGGACCTCTGCAATACAGACTGCCTGCCTGAGGATTTCAAGCAGGCAGTGTGTCGCGTGTTCGCCTATTTGGTTGAGAACCGGGGCGAGGAAGACCAGGGCCGTCAGCTGATGACCCGCAGCGGCGCCATCGACTGGCTCCGGCCTTACCTGACCACCGTCCTCTGAGCAACCGCAGCCTCAACAGCGGCGAGTCCGACAGCCCGGGCCCGCTGCTTCTTGGTGGCAAGCCCGTAAAGGGTCCGCACTGCGCGGATGCCCTTGACGACGAAGATCGCCGCCACGACCCAGAAGACGAGGTAGAGCGCTGCTTCGAGGTTGAGCAGCGACCAGATGCTAAACGCCGTTGCGAACGGAGCGAACAGGATCAAGGCAATGAGGATGGCCGCCGGCAGGACGAGCCACCCGAGAAAGCGATAAATTGCGCCAAGCATGACAGCCTCCAACAGAGTTTCAGCAGAAACATAGTGGCAAGGGCCTGATTCTGCAAGTGCTGCTGTAGCACGGAAAGGCTTGGGGTGCTATGATGCGACGGCAACCAGCCATCGGAGCTCCTAGCCATGGATATCAAGTCCTTCCAGCAGGCGTTGATCGCCGCCGGTTACTCGCTTCCCAAGTTCGGCGCTGACGGCTCGTTCGGAGCGGAGTCGCGCGCGGCCATGCAGCGCTTCCAGAACGAGAACCATGTTCCGGTGACGCAGCACCCCGATGAAGCGACGGCTCGCGCGCTGGCTGAGAAGCTCGGCCGGGACGCGGCCAAGGGCACCGGCGCCGTGATCCTCGGGGCTCCGTTCACCGCCTTCAATCAGCCGAAGGCGACGCGCCCGATCACCGAGATCATCATCCACTGCACGGCGACGCCGGAGGGCCGCGAGGTCTCCGTCGACACGATCCGCAAGTGGCACAAGGATCAAGGCTGGAACGACATCGGTTACCACTGGGTGGTCGGTCTCGACGGCGTGCCGCGGCCCGGTCGACCGGAGGCCCAGGTCGGGGCCCACGTCCAGGGGCACAATACGGGCACCCTCGGCGTCGTGTATGTCGGGGGCGTCGATTCGCGGAACCAGCCCAAGGACACCCGCACCGACGCGCAGCGTGCGGGGCTGATCTCCATGGTGCGCGGTCTCAAGGAGCGTTACCCTTCGATCGCGAAGGTGACAGGCCACAACCAGTATGCTGCCAAGGCCTGCCCCAGCTTCGACGTGCGGAAGGATCCGCTCGGTCATCTGATCTGAGGAGGATCATATGAACCAGGATACCGACTATTCGACGATGCTCGCCTCGCTCTGGCGCGTCATCGGGCCTGGCGTCTACACCATCATGTTGGCGCTGTTCATGCGCTTCGCCACCCTCGGCTACCTCACACCGCAGCAGGCCACGGACCTCACCAAGTGGTTCATAGACAGTCTGGTCGCCGGGGCGCCGCTCGCTCTCGCCATCTACCTCGGCTGGAAGCGGACGCGGGCGCAGATGGTGAAGGCGACGGACGCCATTCCTGGCGTGCTGGGCGTGGCGGTCATTCCTGAGGTCGACAAGCAGGTGGAGTCGCCGACGGTGACGACTCCGGTCAAGCTGCTGCCGGCAATCACTCAGTCGAACGCCACATAATGCTTGACCTTGCCGCGATCCTCACGCTGCTGAAAGAACACGGCGGCTGGGCGGTCGCGGTCGCCTGGCTCCTATGGGATCGCTACAATCTGACCGGCGCGGTGAAGAGCGCGCAGGAGGCCCACAGAGCCACGCTGGAGACGACGCTGACGAAAGTCACGGAGGCGGTAACCACTTCCGGTGAGGTCATTCGAGCCAGCACCTTGGCGCATGATCGGAACACCGCAGTGATATCGTCCTTGAACGAGACGGTGAAGGCAATGCAGCAGGCGGTCGCGGGAATGGAGAAGGATCTCGACCGCATCGAGCGAGGCGCCAGCGCATGAACTGGTTCGGCATCAACTTCACGGGACGCGGCAGTCAGCGCCAGCAGCGCGCGGAAAGCCTTGAGCGCGTCAAAGCCGTGAGCATGTCGAGGCTGGACAAGGCCGCCGCTGAGCAGTCCGAGGCCGCTGAGTCCGTCAAGGAAGCGGTAGTTGAGCAGACCCATCAGTCGCGCGCGTTGCGGGCGGTAGTCAAGGGGGTGATTAACCTTCTGCAAAGACGAGAAGACAGACTGAAGTTACGCAGGGATCATGCCTAATGGACGCCACGTATCATAGCATGCCGACCAACTCCTTGAGACGGTCGACGCTGCTGACGATGATCCTCGCGGTCATCCTGAGCTATCCCTGCGCTATTGCGGTGCTAGGGCCGAAAGCCGCCATCGAGATCGGCAACATCATGGTGTTCGCGCTGTCCGCCGGCATCGTGGTTGCCTACGGCCCGATCGTCAAGGACGCGCTGCGGCACCACTACGTGGACGGCCCCAACATCCTGACGATTGGCATCTTCGTTGGCTGGTCGGCGACGTTCCTCGCGCGGGGAGGCAGCATCATTTGGCGCCTGCTTGGGCAACCCCCGGACTGGCTCAATTCGTTGCTGTGGGGCTTCCATATCGCGCTGTCCTGCGTCAGCGCATTGGCGCATCTGATCGCGCCCGGCGCCGTGGCGGGGCGCGTGCCGACGCGGCAGTGGCTCAAGATCGGAGCGCTGGTGGCCATCGGTGTTCTGTTCGTATGTGGCATGTTCGCGCTGCTGAAGCTCGACGTGTTCGATTTCTGGGAGTGACGCATGCCGCGGATTGACACCAGGCGCCGGAAGCAACCCTCGATCGGAGACCTCCGATCGAAAGCGATCGTCTGCACCTGGGTCGAGACGCCGGACGCTGACATCTCCGTCGTGGTCAAGCGCCCCGGCGTGTTCCAGTGCATGGCCCGCGTGCTGCCGATCCGCGGCAGCACGGTGCTGGACTACCAGACGGCGTGGGGCGACAAGGCGCCGACGCATGAGATCACGATCCGTGTGCCGCTGGACGTCCACGTCGCTCTCAACCACTGGATCTACGTCGAGACGCCGGTGTCGAAGACGTGGTATCGCATCCGCCTCATCGAGGACTTGGGCGGCGCCAATCGCTTCCTCGTGCTCTACTGCATGATGGACACGGTCGAGGACAAACGTTCCGACCCGGCCACGCAGCAGAGTCCGCCGAACTTCATCACCCCTGTCGCTCCGCCGGATGTCATCTGATGGCCGGAACCGTCACCATTCGAGTCATCTCGCCGGGCTTCAGCGAACTGCCCGAAGCCGAGATTGACGACGACATCATCGCGGAATGGATCGAGGATCGTCTGAACGACGGCCGCAACGAGTTCATCAAAGCGATGGGCCGCAAGGGCAACAGCCGATCCGCGCCGGGCGAGTATCCGAAGACGGACGGCGGCCGCCTCGCGAACAGCGTGGACTATCAGATGGACGGCGCGCGGTCCGGCGTGCTTGGCAGCGACGTGGAGTATGCACTCTACCTGACGACTGGCACGTCCAAGATGGCGCCGCGCAAGATGTTTGTAGACGCCCTTGACGACGCGCTCAAGCGCCGCCCCGAGACCGACAAGTTGGCGAAGGCTGCGACCCTCAAGCTCGGGGTGCCTGGTGTGAGGTCCATCACGTGACATCCCTTCCGATCCCAGAGGGCGAATCGCTCTACGCTGCTGTCGTGCGCCGCATCAGAGCGGCGAAGACGGCGCTTGGGGAGAACGTTAAGCTGTCACTGCGGCAGCTGGATGAAGAGCAACTGTCGCGGCTCCCTCTGCCCTTCGCGCTGGTCGTGCCGACGGTCGACCGTCCGCCCAATCGCCCCGTCAATAACGACTACGACGTCATCCTAGCACCCCGTTCCGTGGCGGTCATCTGCCAGTTCGATGGCTTCAACAGTGACCAGGAACACAAGGCGGCCGCACAGATCGAGCAGGTCCGTTATCAGCTGTTGGACTGCCTCGTCAATTGGCGCCCGTTCGATCACTACGACGCCACGGGATATGGCGGCATGCGCGTGGAGGCTGTCAAGGCTCCCGCGGTGCGCGTCTCCTTCGTTTTCACGTTCTACGAATCGCTGGGCTTCTCCTGCGAGGAAGAAGAGTGTGAAGATCCGCCGATGGACGCTGCGCGGTTCATCGTCACCCGCGTTCCCGACTGTGGAGAAGACCCATGCTAGTCACCATCAAAGCTGCCAAAGGCCGTCACGTGTTCGTCGGGGAGGCTCCCCTCTCCGATAAGGTCTGGTCCTCGCATCCGATCTCGGCCTCGATCGTCAAAGCAATCAAGGAAGGCGATATCATCGAAGCCACGCAGGACCAAATCGAGGCCGCGGCGGCGAAAGATCTCGTGCCCGAGACTGCTGTGGACGAGTCGCCCAAGGCTGTCGAGGGCAAGCCCGTCAGAAAGTAATGGAAGCCCATTGCTGAAGTGACGGTGCGGAGTTACACTGCGGCCACGTTCCGCCAAGCCGCGCTGCCAAGATCAGGAGCATCAAATGGACGAAATCTCGATCGCCGCAGCGCGCGGTAACTTTCTGACCTGGTGTGTCCAGGGGAATATGCCGCTGGACGCGCTCTGCCGGCCGCTCTACATCGCGCAGAAGCTGTCCACCGCGCCCGCGGTCGTCGGCGAATACGGCGTCTACTATTCGGTGAACGACGTGGCGGTGGCCATGGGCGCCGGCTCGGTCGCGCACCTGATGTCGGAGCAGCACTTCGCCGCCTGCCCGGAGCTTCCGCTCTACATCGCCCCGATCGCGGACGACGGCGCGGGCGTTGCTGCGGAGCATACGCTGACGATCGCCGGGACGGCGACTGCCAGCGGCGTTCTGTCCATCGCCGTCCTCGACAAGATCTACCAGGTGGCGGTCATCGTCGGCGCCACGGCGGCGTCTGTTGCCACTGCGCTGGACGCGGTCCTCGACGCGGACCCGAGCCTGCCGTTCACGAGCGCTGCTGCTGCCGGCGTTGTGACGCTGACGGCGAAGAACAAGGGCACCGTCGGCAACTGGTTTGCTCCGGTCATCAACCCCAACCTCGGCGACGAGGTGCCCGCGGGGCTGACTGTCACCCCTGCGGTCAGCACGGTGGTCGGCGCCGGCGTGCTCAGCGTCACGCCGATCCTGGGCGTCTTCAACTGCCCCTGGGATGTCGTGGCTCTCGGCTTCGGCAATCAGGACCAGGCGGCTGTGGATGTCGTCATCCAGCAGATCCGCAACGACTGGGCCTGCGGCGTCCAGGGGCTGTGGCAGGGCGGTCACGTCCTCTTCCCGGTGCAGGGCACGGCAGGGCAGATCGCCGCCTACGGTCTCACCCGGAACGACGCCGAAGCGTCCGGCGTGCCGGTGACTGCTTCATACAAGTATCCCGGCTATCTGCTGACCGCTGCCGCGGCCTCGCGGGCGGCCTGTACCGCGTGCAGCGACCCGTCGCGCCCGATCCAGTATGACAACGGGATCATGGGCAGCCTGTTCGATTCGCGCCCCTGCGCCTCGATCTGGTCGTCGGCGGAGAAGCGTGCCTTCCACGACGCGGGCATCTTGATCTGGGACGTCGCCAACTCCAGTGGCGTGCGTAACACTGCGCTTGTCATCGAAGAGCCGCTGACGTTCTACAAGATCAACCCGCTGACCGGCGGGCGCGACGGCGTCTGGGAGCGCATGGAGTATCGGTTCACGATCTCCAAGTTCACCAAAGACCTCGGCGCCTGGTATCGTCTCAACTACTCCTCGATCTCGATCGTGGACGACGGTACCCGCATCCCGCAGGGCAAGCGCGCCATCGGCCCGCGGGCCTTCAAGGCCAGCGTGCTCGCCTGGATCCGCTCCTCGCAGTGGGGCTGGACGATCGAGGGCACCGCAGCCGAGCTCGAGGCGCGCGTCCAGGTGTCGCGCCCCGTGCAGCCCAACCGCTGCGATCCGAGCCGCTTCGATGTCAAGATCGACGCCGATCTGGTCAACCAGCTGGCGCGCATCGCGACGAACATCAACGTGTCCCCGCAGTTCAGCTGCCGCGCGGCAGCCTAAGCGGCGAGCGCAACTCGGAGCAGGAGATAAAACATGGCGCTTTGCAGCAGGGGCCGCGGAACTCTGAACTTCCTCATCCGCGGCCAGTCGGTCAAGCTGGCCGCGGACGCGGACATCACCGTCATCACGTCGGACCAGTCGCGCACGTCGCTGTCTGCCGGCGAGTTCACCATCGAGGATCGGTCGCCGAGCATCATGGCGACTGTCCTGGTGCCGAACAGCATGTATGTCAACGATCTCCAAGAACTCTGCGACGCGGCGGTCGTCGTGGAAATGTTCGACGGGAGGACGTTCTCGACCACGTCGGCGAGCAACGTCAGCCAGGAGGGCTACAATCCCAAGACGAACCAGCAGCCACTCGAACTCGTGGCCGAGGTCATCACGGAGTTGCTGCCCATCGCAGCCGCCTAACCCAACCACGAAGGCTCCTAAACCATGTCGCGACCCTACGCAGTGCTCGAGGATCTCTCGAGCCCAGTTACCACGGAGTCAGGTCGCAAGGCCGACTCCGTTTCCATTTCGCGCTTGACGTTCGGTCAGGCCGCCCCGATCTTCGAGACCGACGATTCGACCGAGAGGATCGCCATCTTCTGCGACGCCGCGTGCCGCACCGCGGATGAGGTGGCGGAGAAGATCAAGTCGGAGACCCTTGAGGCCTCAGACGCTGCTGAACTGGTCTCCGCTCTCGTGGAGTTGGCGTCGCCCGGCCCGAAGCCGGACTTCGATGGGGACGGAGTGTCGCACCCCATTGTCTACACGCTGAAATATCCGATCCGTCTCGCGGCGGATCAGGAAGTCAAGCAGCTGGAATTCAAGGCGCGGACGCTCGGGGAGGTCTCCGGCTTCCTCAACGCCGCCGGCGAGGTCGCCTCGTTCCGTGAATTCATGCGGGGCTTCTCGACGATTATCGGGGTGCCTCTTCCCATCACGGATTCGTTCGTGGATGCTCTCGACCTTTCGGACTACGCAACTGTGAAGGATCACATCATGGGAAAGCTCACGAAGTCGCGGGGGAGGTTGAAAAGGCTATCCTAGCGATAGCTATGTGGCAGAAATGGCCCCCGCAATCCTGGCACGGAATGTCGCTGCCCGAGGCGGCCCGCGTCTCGGAGGCGTATAACAGACACCTAGAGCTGATGGAGCCCTTCTTGAAGATGGGCCGGCTCTTCTAAGCAGGAGCCAGTCGTGGTCGATAACGTCTCCCAGGCCACACTCAAAGTCAACGTTGAGGGCGAAGAGAAAGTCGTCGCCCTCAACGCTGCTCTTAGCTCCCTTGGAAAAACCTCGAAGGTCGCCGCCACGCGCTCCGCTGCAGATATCCGTGCAGTGGGCGCTGGCGCCGTTGAGCGTGCCGCGGTTCGCGAGGCTCGCAAGCGCGCCGAAGCTGTCACCGCTGCTGCGGTGCCCGGTCGCATCCTCGCCATGCAGATGGCTAAGAGAGCAGCGGCGCAGACGGCTGAGGTCACGGCCGCGGCTGCGCAGCAGCTTGCACAGGGCACGCCCGCTGCTCGCCGTTCCATCGTGGATGCGCTCCGCTCCATCTTCAGCGGCGCCGGGGCGTCGATCGCTGCGGGGCTGCGCGGGGCACTCAACGCCGCGCGCTCGTTCGCGGGAGCCATCGGGCCTATCATCGGACGCGGCCTTGTCGGCGCTGCACGGATCACGGTGCAGTCGATCGGAGCGGTTGCGCGGGGCGTGGCGACGGCGGGTCTCGGCATCGCGAGATTCGGCGCTGGCGTGATTCGTGCCACTGGCGTTATCACTTTGATCACAGGCGCGCTGACAGGCCTCGTCAGCGTCGGCGCGCTCGCGGCTGTGGGCATGAAGAGCTTGACGTTCTCCATCCGGGCTGCGAAGGAGGAGGCGGAGGCTGCGTTCCAGACCTTCTCCCGCGCGCGGCGGTTGCGGACGGACTGGGGCCGCGCTGAGGACCTGCAGGAGGTCGGCAAGATCCTGTTCCGCGACGCGGCAGAAAGGGTTGAAGACGGCATCAACAAGATGCGCGAGAAGGTCCGCCTTGGCAGGTCTGAAGAGGGTGACAAGCTCGTCTTCAGCCGGCTCGGCATCACTGCCAAGACGCTGGCGCGCTTCGAGAAGGAGATCGGTAAATCAGAGGGCACCGGCCCGCGTAACGCTACCGCGGTTGATTTTGCCGCACGATTCGTTCAGCGCCTCGAGCAGCAGCAGGCCAAGATTGATAAGATGGCTCCCGGCCGCGCACGGGACAACGCAATGGCCCGTCAGCGTCAATTCTTCCTTGATCTTGAAAAGGTGTTCGGTGATGACTTCGCCGACGCTGTCGCACGGTCGTCCTCAGAAGGGATCAAGAAAGCGTTCCAGACTCAGGCAGTGGCCGGAGCAACCGGCACAGAAGCTGATGCCAAGACGCGCCTGAAGCAAGCTCAGGAGTTGATCTTGGCGCAGGCAGCGTTGGATCGTACATTCGGCGAACTCAAGTCCCGCATCGCGGTCGATGTGCAGCCTGCCGTAACGAGCCTAGTCTGGGCGTTCACCAATCTTGTTCAGGCCGTGGGCCCCAACATCGCGGACAGTCTGAGCGATCTGGCGAAGCGCGGACTTGGCAGCTTGACGGAGCAGCTCAACAAGCTGAACGCCGAGCAGATCGAGACCTGGGGCAAGGCCATCTTCGATTCTGCGGCGAGCGTCGGCGCGTCGCTGCCGAGCATTGTCGACTCGCTGAACACTTTCGTCAGTGCACTGAAGACCATCGCGGACGCCATCAAGGCGGTGACCAACTTCCTCGGAGGCGGCAACGCTCCGGAGGGCAAGCCGGCAGTCTCCGTCACAGAGAGCCCCTACAAGTGGTTTCTCAACACCATGGAAAAGGGGCTGGAGAACTCAGCCAAGTCACGCGGCGCGACTGTCCAGCAGCAGATGCCATCGCTGGACTACAGCCTGGAAGAGGGCGCCCAGCGGATCAAGGAGTCTAGCCAGGCAATCATTCAGGCCGGTCAATACGCCAGGGAGCGCCTCGAGATGGCGGACTTCGCGCAAGCGGCCTCCGCTGCGGGCGTGGCGATGGCTGCTGCATTCCGGCAAGGAATTGCAGGGGCCACCATTGCTCCCCCTAGCTGGCTGGGGCAACTCCGCGTTAGTATGCCCGGAGGAGGCGTTGGGCCTCAGAAGGTGACGGCCTTCCCGCCGAACACGGGTCGGGACGCGCCATCCGCGCAGTAAGGAAGCGTCATGGCCGACTGCATCACCCCATTTTACCTCCCGGCGTCCTTCAAGGGCGTTCCGTTCGAGGCGGTGAGCTCGGACGACACCTTCGGCAGGCGGGGTGCTGAGTATGAATACCCGCTGGGGGAACACGTCAATTTTCAAGATCTCGGGCGCAAGATCCGAAAGTATAAGATCGAGGGTCGGATTGTCTCTGGGCTACATGGCCCAATGTCCAATGCGATGGTTGCCGTCGTCGAATCGCCTGGGCCGGGGCTGTTGGTGCACCCCATTTTCGGGCCTGTCCGGGTCTCGTGCTCTCAGCTGACGGTAGGCGTCGAATATATTGACAAGAAGCGTTACACGAAGCTTGAGTTCGAGTTCGTGGAAGCCCCGGCCGCCGGCTCCTCGCTCTTGTCAATCCCGTCGCTGATCACGTCCGTTCTCGGGGCAGGCATCGGGGCCGTTGCTGCGAGCATTGCCGGGGCCGTCTGGCCGCTTGCAGCGGGCGTGATCGGCGTTGTGGGCGCTGCTATGCAAATCGCTACGCTCGCCGTGAGTACCGGCGTCGCTCTGCGGCTCTTGCCGGTCAACACGGAAGAGGGATACGATGCAGTTGATCGTCTGCGCCGCGGCACTCGAAGCTTGGACGTCTACTCCAGCTTTGTCGAGACCGTCACGCCGATCACGGAGGCCACTGCGCTTATTCGCGAGACTCATGAAGATGCGTTCGCGCGCCTTAAGGAGATCAACGCTGTCGTTGTTGATCAGGTTGCACAGACGCCCAGTATTGAGTCGCTCGGAGTGACGACTCGTCTTGCGGTCGCGGGTGACTACGCTCTTGTGGCTGCGCAATACCCCTACCAGACCATCACGGCTGCGGTCGAAGACCTCGACTATGTCATGATGATCTATGACGAAGAGGAGGCCGTGGCGGCTCGGAAGGGCGACGACGTTCTGGTCAACGCCATCTCACTTGCTCGCGCCCAAGCGTCGCTGGCGATCCTGCAGAATAACATCCAGTTGCCCGGCACCATCGTCTTTGACGCGAAGGGCGAGTGGCCCTCGCTGGTAGCTGCGCAGATCATCTACCAGGACGGCTCTCGATTCATGGAACTGGAGAATAACAACCCGTCGGCATCGCCGTTCTTCATGCCCCGCCAACTCGTGGGGTATTCGCGATGATCCGTGTCGAGGTCGACGGTCAGGAATACACGGAGTTCACGTCCTTCACGCTGACGCGGTCGAAGGACGACATGACGTGCAGCGGTTCCATGGTTATGTCCTGGCAGGGAGCGGAAGTTTTCAACGCTGGCCGGCTGCCGGCGAAGGAGATGACCGATGGCGCCAAGATTGAGGTCTACCTCGACGACCAGAAGGCTGCTACCGGACGCATCGACAAGCGGCAGGGCGTCGGCACGCCCACCAGCTACACGCTGACTCTGACGTTCCGCGGCCTCGCTGCGGCACTCGTGGACAGCAGCGCGGATCACCCCTCCGGACAGGAGAACAAAAAGAGCCCCGGCGACGTGGCGAAGAAGCTCATGGAAGGCTATGAGCCGAAGCTGATTGACAAGAGCGGGGAGTCGCGCGCCGCGCCCCGCTTCGTGCTGCGTGAAGGAGAGTCTATTGAGCGCGCGATCCGCACCGCCACCCGCGAATATGGACTGGTAGCTTTCGAGAACGAAGACGGAGATGTCGTCCTTGACAAAAGGGATGGTGATGAAGGCAAAGGGCCTCGCCTTTTCCTCGGTGACTCGTTCACCGAGTTCAATGTCTCCCGAGACATCGCTCCCCGCTTCTCAAAAATCAAGGCAAAAGGAAGCGCGATCGCGTCCGATAAAAGATACGGAAAAGATGCGGAGGAACTAGCCTCCACTGCGATCGACGAATATGTCAAGTATAAGCGCGAGTTCCACTTGCTGACTGACGGTGACCAAGACCATGAGAGCTTGAAGAAGCGCGCTCTCACGGAAGCCCGGCGCCGCGCTGCTGCGGCGGTGGATGTCACGCTCACGATGGATAGCTTCTCCGACACGGACGGCAAGCTCTGGAAGGTGGGCCGACTGCACGAAGTGAGCATTCCGATCGAAACCCTGGACGAGGAACTTCAGATCAAGTCGGTCACGTTTGCGATTGACGAGAACTCGTTGAAGACGGAGATCAGCCTCTGCCCGAAGGAGGCGTTCTCCAGTTCCGACTCGACCAAGAAGTCGCCCGGCAAGTCGAAGTCGGGCGCCAAGTCGAAGGCTGCCACCGGCCAGGGGCAGACCGGCTACGAACTGTTCACGACTGAAACCATCAAGGCTTCTAAATGAGCTGGGACGCGATCCGAGACTTGACGCACAGAGCCCGCAACGTCATCCGGCGCGGCTACCTGCTGGGCGTCAACGCTGACGGGAAGCTGCTGCGCGGACGCGTCAAGACCGGCGATGGCATTGAGAACGTCGACCTCGACATCATGCACCCGGCGGGGTTCATGTCGCGTCTCAAGCCCGGACCCAAAGTCGAGGTCATCACCGCTGACGTGAACAGCGACGCGTCCAAGCGGGTCATCCTCGCGGTCATCGGCGACCGCGCCAACCACCCGCAGGTGGGCGAGGACGAGGCGATGATGTATTCGCCGACAGACCCTAAGAAGAACATGAAGGTTAGTAAATCGGGCGGCCTCAATATCGACATGGATGACGCCCCGATCGCGATGAAGACAAGCGAGGGCCTCGACATCAAGGCCAAGACTATGGATCTGCTTGAAGGCTCCATCTCGGTCGACGAAGAGGGGAACGTCACCTTCAAAGGAAACCTGACTATTGGCAAGAACCTGACGGTGAAGGGCAACGTCGTCGTTACCGGTACCGTCACAGCCGCGGATTACATCACAGCATGAGACAGATCGCTCAACAGGTTCGACGCGGTTGCGCAGTCGCCTCACCGAATCTCTTCCGCAGCGGCATCGCGACGCAGCTTGTGCCGGGGTGCTCGACAATCTACTGCGATGTCGGTCAGACGGGCACCCCAGGCTGGCGAGTCGTTCCCGGCCGCACGCTTGATACTCGCGACTGGATCAAGGGCTGGATCATCAACCAATTGTCGACCCGCGCGGCTGTGACCTGCGAGGAGTCGCCCCTGGGGCTCAAGTCTGGGGGTTGGTGGGCGGATGCGTTCCGCGGTCCGGTGATCTTCGTGTCCGGCAGCAAGTTGTGGACGCTGCAATGGGAGAAGAGCGTTGCCACGACACTGGCCGCGGCGCAGCGCTACGCCGTCGAAGCTTTGGAGTATCTTGTCAGCTGGGGCATTGCGGACAGTGTGACGGCGGATGTTGCTTACGTCAGCAAGAACGTGCTAACGTTGGCGGTGACCGTCAAGGGGCCGAATATTAATTCGGTCGTATCTTTGACCGGTCAGCAACTGCCGGACTTCGAGTGGCTCTGGCAAGAATCTTCCACCCCGAGGAGTGCAGCGTGAGCCTTGATTGCACCATTCCTCGCCCTTCGATCGAGGAGCTTCAGCAGACCGCCAAGACCGAGATCTCCACGCGGATGCTCGGAGGGGCGCCTGTCCTGCCCATGTCGAATGAAGACGTGCTCTCGTTCATCATGGCGGGCACTGTCAATTTGATGCACGGCTATGTCGCACAGGGGCTCAAAGAGAGCGACCCCAAGGACATGTGCTGCGACAACCTCGTGAAGTATGCTGCGCGGCGCGGCATCTTCCTGCAGGGGGCAGACCGTGCTCGCGGCATCGTGATCATCACCGGCACGCCAGAATCGCCCATCCCGGGTAACATCCGTTTCGTGGATGACCAGTCCCAGGAATACAAACTGGATCCGTCCTACGTGACGAACCCGACGGTGATCCCGGCCGAGGGCTCTGCTCCGCTCTACATCGCAGCATCGGGCGGCGGCACTCGCTACAATAAAGCCGGCGGTGTGCAGCTTACGGTGTCGACCACGATCCCCGACATCAACATCCTTGCGACGGTGACGGACGCGGGCATCATCGGCGGCGCCGACGACGAGACCTGCGATCAGTTGCGCGCCCGCGTGTTGGAGTCCGAGAAGCAGGGCGCTATCTCGACCAACACGACTTGGTTCATGACGCAGACCCTCAAGTGGCCGGGAGTCACGCGGGCTTGCTCCGATGAGTGCGAACGTTGCTGCGAGCAGGGCTTGGTGCTCTATCCGTTCTTCGATGGCGTCTACGAAGACGGCGTGCCACCGGCGCCCGTCATCGACGCGATGAACACCTGGATGTTTGGCCCCACACGGACTCATGGCGAGGGCCTCGCGCCGATCGGCCTGCTCGGTGAATTCCGCGCAGCCTGCCCCACGCTGCTGACCGTCACCATCGATTGCATCGAGGGTTGTGCGCCTGACGCCGAGACTCGGATCGAAGATGCGCTGAATCTAATTATCAGGGATGAGACTTGCGTCGGCTCGCGGGTCTGCATTGAACACCTCCATGCAGCAGTGCTCAATGTTCTCGGTCGCGACAACTGTCCGCGCGGGATCGAGTTCTTTTTCGATGACACATTGCTCTACCGCGACGGGTCCTTCGCCTACCTAGACTGCGGGCGCTACCTCAAGGTGGAGGCTGTAGAGATCTGATGCAGCAGGGGCCCTTCGACATCTCGAATGTGAAGTGCTACGAACCCGTAGGATGCTGCCCGCTTGACCCGTGCAAGGTAACAAAAGAGGATTTCATCTGCGCGGTGCGAACGCTACTGCCGGAAGGGCCGTTGTTCAATCCTGCCATCGCCGGCGATCCCCTGCCCGAGCCGGTCGGCACCCTCGGCGTCGGATGCCTCACGGTCGGCTGCCAGCCCGTCTGCGGAGAGGGCGCAATCCCCGACCCCGGCTGCACGGACACGCCCCAGCAGATGCAGATCAACATGGTGGACGTCTACGCCTCGACAGCGTTCACGTCGCTCGAAGCCTATTGCTGCATGTTGAAGGAACTCGACCCCTGCACCGCCGTGAATACTGTTGACCGGTGGCTGGAGCGATACGGGGTGCTCCGCACCGAATGCGACCCGGAGTGGACACCAGAGATCAAGAGCCTTCTCCTCTGCATGCTTTCGCGCGTGTCGAACAACTTCGTCTTGAATAAGCGGAACCTCGATGCCCTGGCAGCTTACTTCGCCGTCAAGGTAACGATCTACACGCCAGGCGACTTCAACTGCGGCCCGGAGATCGGCGGCTGGACGCTCTACCGTGGGCGCTCTCAAGGAGGCACCCCGACAGGTTGCCGCGTCGAGGACGCCTGCGATGGATCGTATCAATATCTTCTGGGGTTGAATGACTCCCTGACCTATGAACGTCTTTTGGGATCAAATGGATTCCTTTATCTGCCGTTGCAGGGGCGGGGGGACGAATCTCCCGTAGAAGAGAAGTTTCCGTCTGAACGGGCATCGCAATCCTTCGTGCGATGGGGCTCCGCTTGTGTTACGCTGCCCTCCATCGATCTCGTGGTGTGCCAGGCAGAGACAGTGGTTCCGGCCAATTGCCTGCTGCCGGGAGCGGAAGGGCCGGTGGAGCCGTCAGCGGACCTGTATGAGGCTTTCCTCTGGCTGCTCAATCGACTGGTCGGATTGAACGTTGACATCTGCATCTACCGGTGTGATGACGCGCCGTGTTTGGAGAATAACTGATGGCCGGTATCTTCCCGTCGCCGACCGGCGTGCCCGCAAGTGACACGGACAACGGTTACGAGCCGGCGATTCCGCCGATCGGAGGCCCGGCGCGCTTCTACGGCCCCAACTGCGAGACTACGCTCTATCACTGGGCACTGAACGCACTGGTCAGCGAGATCCTGGCAGCCGTCGATCGCCTGGGTTACGCCTACAATTCGAGCCGGGTCGATAATCTTGGCGCTGCACTCGCGGACGTCATCGGCAACATTGAGTTGACGTTGACCGCGGCGGTCAGTGACATCGGCGCTCTGCAGGGAGACATGACTGCCGCGGAGGCTGCTATCGCAGCCCTGCAGGGCGCGGTCACGACTATCCAAGGCGATCTGATCACGATCGGCGGCGACATCACCGCCATCGACAACTACCTTGCGAACCTGGAAGCGTCGCAGGTCAAGCTGGTTCCGGCCATCGGCGGCCATAATAACGTTCGGTCGCTGCTGGAGGCTATGTATCCCTATATGGGGACGATGGCGGACCAGACGGTCAAAGGGAATAACAGCGGCGGCCCCGCTCCGCCGTCAGACCTGACGATGGCACAACTCGCCGCCATGCTCCCGCTTGCCGGCGGCAATAAGGGCTTGCTGCGCCCGTTGTCGGGGGTGACGTCTGAATATCTCGGGGGTGACGGCAATTGGCACGCCTTCGGGGCAGTCGTTCACGGCGCTGTTTATCTCGACCAAGTGGGCACCGACATCAAGCTTATCCGCGAAGGCAGCGGCGGGCTGCTCATCAGCGGGCAGCAACAGACCCTGCCCGCCGCCGGGCTGTCGTTGTCTCCGACGGGAGCGGTCGCTGGAACTGAGTATTACGTCTACGCCTGGATGAACGCCGGCGTGATGGAACTGGGCAAGACTCCGAAAGCAACCGGGCGCAGTTTGGATGCGAACGGCGTTTGGATCATCACCGGCAATCCGGGCTGGACACTGGTCGGCATGGCCTACTGCCGAACGAACGGCGCGTGGTCTGCGGTCGGCACCTACAGCAACGACAAGTCGTCCTTTTTCAATCGAAAGTTGCAGAGCGTAACAACCGACATTCCTGGCGTCCTCGCTTCCAGCCTATCGTTCGTCCAGGTGTCGGCAGACCCCACCACCGCGTCATTCCTCTGCTGGAACGATGAAGACGTGATCGCGATCGGAAACGGAGTGGTGAGCACGTCGGCAGTTGGCGGCATGTCCCGCGGAGCCATCGGATTCGATGGCGGTGTGGTAGGCTGGTACGGCGGCGCGCAATCCTACGGGTCGTCTGCGCAGTGCCCGGTCAACTGCAATGCAAAAGTCCGCCTCTCCGATGGGCGCCACCGCACCAACGGCATGGGTATCGCCTCGTCGGGCTCCAACGGCACCTATTATTTTGGCATCGAAACCACGTATCGAGGATGACCATGGCAGTGGTTTTCGGACCTTCCTTCTACGACGAGTTGCGCGCCGCAGGGCTCGACAACGTGCAGATGGCGTGGCATCCTGAGAGCGGCGACATCATCGGCTGGGATGACCTCGACGAGGCGACGCAGGACGCTCTCGCAGTCGTCATCGGCGCGCATGACCCCACGATGCCCGCCGCCCCGCAAACGCCGCTGTCCATGCGCCAGTTCTGGATGGCCATGGCGCTGCCGCCCTACAGCATCATCACCGGCACGGAGGCGCTCGCCGCCATCAAGCGCACCGCGCTCCCTGCGGTCGTGAATGAAGTTCTCGCAGCAATCCCCGACGCCACTGCGCGGCTTATGGCGGAGGGTAAGCTGTACGGCGCCACCGAAGTCCGCTACGATGACGAGCTCACGCCGCTGTTCGCAGCGAAGGTGAATTGGTCGTCGAGGCAGACCATCGAATTCTTCAATCACGCGGCCACTGTCTAGAGGGTCCCATGTCCGGCATTTACCCGAATCCGCAAGACGGCGGCATCGCTCCCGGCCTCACTGTCCCGCCGAGCTTCGAGCCGGATACCACGCCCATCGGCACGCTGGCGCGCTATTTCAGCGACCAGTGCGGCGTTCGGCTGCGGGCGGAGACGCTGAACGCGATCATCTCCCAGATCGCGGCAGCCATCGACTTTGTGGGGCTTGCCTACGATCCGACCAAGGGCCACGTCGATCTGCAGGAGGCGATTCAATACTACGTCCAGCAGAATCGGGGTGCCTACGCCGTTGCTGCTGGCGGCCCCCAGGACTACACCGCTGTGGGCACCCCGACCTTCCTCGGATACACCGAGGGCCAAGTCCTCTGGCTGAAGGTTAACGTCGACAGCATCGCTAACGCGCGCCTGAACGTCGACGGGCACGGCTTCATCAACATCGTACGATATGACGGCTCGAACACTGTTCCGTCCGATCTGCCCGCCGACACCGTGGTCGGACTGGTCCTGCGGAACAACCAGTGGCAGATGATGGCAGGCAGCAATGACTTCATGCCGGTGGCACGGGCGCGCCTGCCCATGTATCCGCATGTGGACACGCCGCAGAATACCATCGCAGTGTCGTCTCCCGGAACAGGACAAATCCTCGTGCCGACGGGAGTCACGTTCTACCACCGCGCAGTCTATACCGTGTCCACGGACGACTACACGCTGGCGCAGCGCAGCTTCGTCACGTCCGCGAGCCGCACCTATCATCTGCGCTGGAGCCCCACGGGCGGATTCGTCCTCAAGGATCTGGCGGACCCGGCTTACAATCCTGGGGCCCTAGCGGAGACGGATGCGTCGTTCGATACTAAGTTCGACGACATGCTGGTGTCTCGAGTGGTCACGAACGGCGCGAACGTATCCACAGTCACCAACCTTCGCAACACCTTCCGCTATCAAATGGAGATCTTCCGCAACGGTTTCGTTGGTGAGAACGGCAACGCGACGTCCTATCCGACCAACTTCAGTCGGACGGTAGAACCCCAGCTGATGAATGTGATCGCCCCGGCCGGCGGGCGCGACACCGACATGCAGATCTATGTCCAGAGCAAGGATCGGTATCAGACAACCATCTACACTTGGGGATGGCACGACTTGCCGGATAACTACGCCACGAACGGCTATCGCTACCGGCTGCTCATGCCTGGGGCGGCGTAACGCCCCGCGTGGCTTTGCCGGGACGGACGCGGTGCGCAGCCTTCCCGGCCCATCGAATATGAAGCAGGCGTGCCCCGCTCCGGGTCATGCCTGTCGCCCTTCCCGCCTCAGCGTAGGAGCCGCCGTCTGCTAGGACAGCGATGATCCTCTTGACCTTTGAGGCGTCGCGCGGTCGACTATTCTTCATAAGTGGCACCCCAGGTATCGCCTAGTGCGACGTCGCACACCGCCGGAACGAGCATTTCGATCGCGTGTTCCATGATCTCAGCGTTGCGACGCGCTTCCTGTTCAGATTTCACGCTGAATCCATTTTCGTCGTGCAGCGTGATAATAGGTATAACACCCTCTCGGGCAGAATTCCTAATGGCTTCTTTTGTCTGGTCAGCGCTGCTGCCCTGGCAGAGTCTGTTCAATGCTGCGTGAGTCTGGATCCGGTCACCGGTGCGCGGGTCGATCGGGAAGCGGCAGCGGCGCCCGCTAAAGGTCTTGATGTAGCCACGCTCCTCGGCGACGTTGGTGGCCATCTCGATCATGGACGTGACGAATGGCATCTTGCGGTGGTATTGGTCGAGCATGTTCTTGCCCTCCCGCCCCGCTACTTCAACGCAGTCCTCGCCCTGTTCGCGCAGGTACATAGCGGTCCCCACGTCGACTTCGATCCACTTGGTGCGGCCGTTCTGCTTCTTGATGTGCATCCACTGCGTCGGCAGCCCGTTGTTTCGGCAGAACGAAGCGCCCTTCATGCCGTAGGTGATGCCGAGGTTGATCGCCTTCGCCTTCTTGACATCGAGGCCGGTAAGCTCCGCCGTCATCTTGTGGTAGCTCATCTTCGGATTGGCGTGATACGCCTTCACCGCCTCATGCGCTCCACGGCAGTTCGCCTTCGCCGCGAAGTGGACGAGCCAGCGCGGTTCCTGCCCGGCGTAGTCCGATGACTGCCACTGCTCGCCCTCCTCAGGAAGGAACAGGCCCCGCACAAGCGGGCCGAACTCAGCGTCCGAGGGAACGTTCTGCATGTTGGGCTTGTCCGACGAGAACCGGCCCGACACCGTGCCGCTGTTCTCGCCTTCGTCCGTGGTGCGGCGCAGCTGGGAGAACTCAGCGTGGACGCGGCCCATGTGCTGCATCTCGAGCACATAGCCTTCGATGAATGTGCCCCGCACTTTGCTGAGTCGACGGATGCGTCGAATGACTCCAGGCAGTTCACCGGGCAGGTGTTCCAGCAAGTCCTTGGTGACCGAGTCCTTGCCCATACGGGTCTTGGGAAGCTCGATGCCGATGGTGGTCAGAGCGCGGCCGATAGCGGCGTTGTCCCACGCAGTAATAGCGACGCCCGTTGCCTGCCTTACCTCCTCGATCAGACGGTTCTCTTCCGCGAAAAGCTTATCCCTAGCCCGCTCCCCTCCGTCCAGGTCGACGCGGATGCCGCGTTCGCGCATCGCAACCACTGTTGGGATGAGATCGATCTCCAAATCCCAGACGTATTGAAGCTCTTCCTCTTCGAGTCGAGGCTTGAAGTATTGGTGCAGATCGTAGGTGTTGCGGGCGTCCATCGCCGCGTAGGGGCCCACGTAGCGTGCGGGCAGCAGATGCAGGCAGGACTTGGGGTTTGGGAAGCCGGCCTGGCTTGCCGCAGTCCTCAGGAGTTCTTCGTCTTTGCTGCGCCCGAGGAAGTCTTTGGAGAGGCTGTCCAGTCCATATTGGAAGCGGTTCTCATCGAGGAGCGCGGCTTCGATCTGGACGTCGTCACATCGCTCGGGAGTGGTGACTCCGTAGCGTCGCAGCCATCCAACATCGTAGTTGGCGTGAGCAAAGATGACTCGAGAACCCGGCCGTTTACAATGATAGTCAACCCACCGAAGCACAGTCTCCTGGTCATGAGTGTTATCGCCTCCGTGGTGCCCGAATGGAACGTAGAACTCCCGGTCCGCTGTAGCGATGGCGACGCCGCTGATCTCGCCTTCACCTTTCTTCGCCCAGGACGATCCGGTCTTGTTGCCGATGCCGGGGTCATGACCTTCCAAGTCGAGTGCAAACTCATATGGGAGATCGGGCAGCACGTCGAGGCCGCGCCACTCGCTCTCCACCATAATTCGGCTGATGTCAGGCTCAATTACGGGGCCGGAACCCCTCCGGCTCTCACGAACCGGAGTGTCCCACCATAGCCCGTGCTCGTCTCCGAAATCCATTACCGAGACACCCAAGTATTCCGAGCGCGGACGCGCAGTGCTTCTCTCTGCTCCTCGGGCCACTTCTCGAAGCTATGCTTCATGTTGCCCGATCGAGTCACGTATTCCAAATTCGACGCAGCATTATGGCGTCGAATTAAATCCTTGTGGTTAGGTTCCATACCTTCTGGGCACGGCCCAAGGAAGACATGGGCTACTATCTGGTGCATCATATTGAAAGGCTTAAACCCGAATACTCCGAGATATCCGTCTAAGCGAATCGCGCCCCGCGTAACCCGCCCCGGCCACGTCCCTTTGCCTCGCGTCAAACGACGCATATACCCAAAAGAACTGACCTCGTAGTCAGGATATTCTTGGAACAATCGGAATTCTTCTTTCATTCGATTTCCAAGTATTTATGAATCTGCAACTGGGCGATATAGCCGAATTGCTGCGCCAGGCGCACTACCAACTTGCGGTTGGCAGCGGTCTTGACTTCGTCCTGCTCGTCGCACGGCGTGACGTAGATCGGACAACCGGGCGGCGCGACAGCGAGCGGCCTCGGGGTGCCTGTCCCCTGGGTATCGGCGATGGGCACCCCGTCCGATCCGACCGCCTCGCTGGCCTTCACCACATACTTGAACGCCGAGGCATGATCCTCGACGTCCTTGTTCACCTTCGCCAGCTTGGGCGACACCACCGTGTAGACCTTGTCCAGCTGCATGCAGCTACGGAAGAACGTGCCCGCGGTCTCGATCTGCACCTTGCACTGGAACTCCTCCAACAGCCGGCAGACGAGTGGGTCGATGTTCTGCCGGGTCGGCTCGCCGCCGGTCAGCACGAACAGCGTTGGAGAGCGCTCCAGCCGGCGGACCTCCGACAAGATCTCGTCGAGGGTCAGGTAGCTGTCATTCGCATCCGCCCAGTAGGTGTCGCAGAACGTGCAGCCGAGATTGCATCCGCTGAGCCTGATAAACATCGCGGCATGCCCCGAGAACGGGCCTTCACCTTGGAGGGTCCAGAAGATGTTATGGACCTGCAGGATCTGGCCGTCATCGTTCTTGGTGATGGCGCGGCGAGGGTTGCGGCCCTTCATGCCTTCGCGGCGAAGGGTGTCGATGTCAACGCCTTCAATGCTCATGTCTGCTCCTTAGAAGCACGCGGGACGGCGCTCTGCCATGTCCACGAGTTGGAGGAACTCCGCCTTCACAGACGGGTCTTCGAGGAAGGCGCCGCGCAGCGCCGACGTCGTGGTCTGCGTGGACCGCTGATGGACGCCCCGGCCGCACATGCAGCCATGCTTGGCGCGGACGAGGACGCCGCAACCGAGCGGCTTCAGGTTCTCGAAGACCGCGTCAGCGATCTGGGTCGTCATGCGCTCCTGCACCTGGAAGCGCGAGGCGAAGGCATCGGTCACGCGGGCCATCTTCGACAGTCCGATGACTCGCTCCCGTGGAATATAGGCGATGTGCGCGACGCCCATGATCGGGGCGAGATGATGCTCGCAGTGCGAGACGAACTCGATGTTGTCGACCAGGACCATCCCGCTGTAGCCCTTGGCGCCGTCGTCGAAGGTCTTGAACAGCGACTTGATGTCGACCCCATAGCCGCGCGTCCATTCGCGCCAGGCCTTGTAGGCGCGCGTCGGCGTCTCTAGCAGGCCGGGGCGATCCGGGTTCTCGCCTAGGATGCGCAGTTGCTTCTTGACGGCGGCCTCGAACTCTTCTTGATCGTTATCGTAGGGCATCAGCCGCGGGCTCCCGTGTAGATGGCGCTGTTCGCGCCGTGCTCTTTGACTTCGACGCTACGCATGCGGACGCGCGGGGCGTAGCCGTTCTCTTTCAGCCAGTAGGTGCCGAGGTCGTATATGGCCCGAGCGAACGCCTCGCAACCCGTTGCCTCCACCGGAGACAGTTGGATGACCCCCATCTTGGCCATGGCTTTGAACATGGGCATTTCAGGGTCGTCCTCTGCCACGACGGTCTTGTGGTCAAACACCGTCTCCAGCTGATGCTTGAACGATTTCAAGCTGCCGAAATCCACAACCCAGTTGCGTTCGTCGAGCTCATCCGCCTCGAATTCGAGACGCACAGACAGCGCGTAACCGTGCAGGAAGCGGCAATGGCTTTCGGCGCGCCACTGCCGGAAGCAGCAGGACAGGCCAATTTCGTGCCCGTAGGTCTTGGTGGAAACGAACATGCTACACTCCGTGGGCGCGGCCGGCTAGGATGCCGACAATTCGGTCGCCGGACCATACCGATCGACCGGGGTGGGGATGAAGCTCGATATGAGTGCTCTCCTCGAGCACCGGCGTGAAGTAGCGCGGGTCGAGAACGGCGTCGCCGATGCTGCGCTCCGCTTGCCCCTCCGCGTCGAGCTCCGCGCGAGTCGCAAAGATGCCGCTGCCGCTGACGGCTATCGTGGTCTCGGCAAAGGGTAGGACAGCCTCGTAGGCTTCGCGCCAGTCATCGCCCACGAGAGTCTCCGCGGGGCGCAGATTTGCGGCGACCTCGAATAGCTGTTCGTGGGGCTTGCCCAAGACTCGTTGAGCTCTGACGTAGGCGCCGTCCGCCCATTGCAGCGTGATGGCGTTGATGTCGCCGCCGGCTTTGACCGGCATCTCCTGCGCCTCGCCATTCGCAGCGCGCGACATGACGTAGTCGATCAGGTAGCTAGGAATGAGGCCTTCCACTGGAGTGGGGTGCTCCATGGTGAGGCAACTCAAGACGACGTTATTCGTCGACAGCAGCATCCGGCCCCGCGCCATGACACTGGTCGCCCAGCCGTGCGCAGCGTTCGCCGACGCGAACTTCCGGGCCCGCGCCCAATCCTCCAAGCACCCCGCTGGAATGTCGCGAAGGTCTTCATGGGGCTCGTAACTCGGGACGGTCGTCGCGTCCAGCAGCTTGAGCGTGACGCGGGAGCGGCCGGTCGAAATGACGACCTTGTCTTCCTTGATTGTGAACTTGCTGTCGGCCTTCGTGGCCTTGGCCAGCGGCTCGGCAGCAACGCAGATCGACACGTCGACCGGGACGGGGTAGGAGACGAGCATGCGCCCGTCATAGCATTCGGCGCGGCCGTTCCGGATCGAGACGATGCCGCTGAACATGGTAGCAGCGTTGGTCTTCGCGATCGGAAGCAGACGCGACAGGGCGTCGTTGATGTTCATCGACGACGCTCCCCGGTGATATTTTCAGATTGACTGCACACGATAAGATTCCTTTTTCTATTATCGAGGCCGTCCCAATTGTCGTGGTCAACGACTTGATCGGGCCTAGGTTTCATAAGAAATCGATGGAGGTAGACATCATGTCCCACAGGCCCGAGATGTTCCTCCCCTAACTTGATCGACCCAACTACATATTGAACACCACTATCGCGTGGCACTGTTACGCGCCAATTCCTATCAGACACCCTCGGAACATCATCTAGGTCTATCAGTCCTATAAACCCCTTAGTGAGTTGTAATACCCCACACCCATTGGCGATAAGGATCGGCCGTACGGTTCTATTTTGTCGCTTTCTAGTCACAGGATGAACAACGTATCTTGAGGAGGTATCACTCTCTTATCGTCGGCCACGCGCTGCAGGGTGCAAATGTTGACTAACTCACGGGCCCCGGAACTGACTCGGCATTCGTCGACAGTGGTGCCGCAGGTCTCAACGTAAGCCGATACTTCTGCCACAGTTTGCTCCGGCATGGAGTTTAGGTGTTGATTGAAGAATCGCTGCATCGGCGAATCGTTGGAGACCTTGACGTTCATCATGCGGGAGCGATACGGGTAGAGGATACCGCCATACGCAGCGATATTGAGATGCGTGGACGAGTCCACCGAGCCCCACGGAACAGTGGCCATCATGTCCGCGCCCGTTGCTGCTAGGCCGTGGGTCCAGAGGCCCTTGTATCGCTGGGTCTCCATGTGGACTCGTGCAGCCCAGGGCCGGCGGTAGTGCTCGGACACGTCGTTGCGGGGAGACACGCAGATGCGGACCGGGTTCTGATGGCAGCACTCGTGGAGCCGCTCGATGCTCTCATCCTGATGGAAGACGGGCATGATGCGGTCGCCGAACTCGTCGAACAGGACCTTGAAGTTTTCGTCCGAGATGCGCACCGCTTCCTGGATCTCCTCATGCGTAGCAGTGCGACCCTTCTCGCCTGGGATCTTGTCGAGGTTGATCATCCAGACGTCTTTGCAGTGAGGGCCGACCGCTTTCATGAAGCGACGGTAGTTGTGTTGCACCTCGGACAGAGGCATTTCCTCTCCTTTGCTCCAGGCCGTGAACGCGCCTGAGTCGAGCAGGATCGTGACCTTCTCCAGCTGCTTGGCGCTGAAGGCCTCGTTACACCAAGTCTCTGCGACCTTGACGTAGGAGCCGTGCATGGAGAATAGGCGCCAGTGGATCTGCTCGATCTGCTTGGCGCGGTAGTCACGGGAGCCGGCCGAACCGGAGAGGAAGACCTTCGTCATAGGTCAGTCCTTCAGGAAGACCCAATCCGGAATGCCCTCGCCGGACCCGTGGTGGACGGCGATGGGGTTGATAGAAATGCCGCCACGTGGCATGAAGACGCCCTTGACCACCAGCCAGTGCGGCTGGATGAGATCCGCCAGGTGACAGCAGATCAGATTGGCGCACGCCTCGTGGAACTCTCCGCTGTTGCGGAAGCTGCCGAGGTAGAGCTTCAGCGATTTGGACTCGACGATCGAGTCCTTCGGCAGGTAGGTGATCTTGAACCGTCCGAAGTCGGGCTGGTTCGTCATCGGGCAGAGAGACGTGAATTCCGGGCAATCCAGAATGACGATGTTCTGCACCGATCCGAGCCGAGGGGCCGGGGCCGCCTCAAGAAGATCCAGATCGACCTTGGCATGCGGATAGCTGTTGCGATCCACGTTCGCGGCGAGAGCCTTCAGGCCCTCGGTATTCGATAATGTCATGACAGGAGCTCTCCGTATGGTTTTGACAGCGAGGATTCTGCGAACTCGCACGCAATGCAGCGCTCCGTTAGTTTACATAGAGCGCTGCTTCACACAAGCGGAGATTACTCGCGCCGCACCGGAACGCCGGAGCCGGCCTCGAAGCGGAGCGGGGTGCTATGCGGCCCGGATTGGACCCATTCGTAGACGGACAAGACCCTTTCCGTGTTCATGCCGAAATGCGACATCCAGAGCCCCAGCCGCTTCAGTTGCCCGAGGATCCAGGACCGGACCTCTTCATCGAATGGAGTGATGCCGCACAAGGCACCCCGCTCGCCGTCCACGCGAGGCATGTTCCAGCCCCGGCCGTAGAGTCGGACGAGGAGGTTCGCCTTCTGGTCGCTGACGAGGAAGCGGAGGATCTCGAATGAGCAGGACAGCGGGTTCACGGTGTGGATGTTGCACCGGCCGTCGTCCTTGTTCAGGTGCATGCAGCGCCCGGGGCCGTCATAGGGCTTGATGGTCTGCATGAGGACCGCCGAGTCGTTGAAGTGGACGCTGCGCATCTCGGGAGCGGCGTGCCCGTTGACCTCGCCGGGCGCCGCCTCGTGCGGGAGCCAGTCGAGCGTATGGCGGCCGCAACAGCCCCCGCACATGGGCGGGCAGTCGAGGCCGCGGAAGATGAGCGGGCTGACATTGAGCGCCTTGCTCTCAATCGTCTTGGCGACTCGACCCAGCTTGTAAGTGAAGGGTTCGATCGCCATGGAGGCGAAGTAGGCGGTGAAGATCTTTTCGAGGGAGTCGTTCATGATGACCTCACAAAAGGAGATGGGGCCCCGTTGCCGGGACCCCAGGTGGATGATCAGTCAGCGAGTTCGAGAAGGTTGCCAATCAGCTTCTGCGTTTTACGCTGATTTTCCCCCAACCAGGCGCTGTCGAGGCGAGCGGACTGCGTCCTGCCGGCGACGTGCGACTGCCAGTAGGTGACAGCGTTGACCACGCCCCACGCCGTCTCGCGGCTGGTGTCGAGGTCGGCACCGGGCGCCGTGTCCAGGAAGGCGTTGAGCAGCTTCATGGTCCGGTTCGCCTTGGCGACGGCCTCGTCCGAGAACTCGTCCATCTTCGGCTGGAAGATCTTCGCCAGGTGCTCGATCTGAAGCTCGCGGGGCAGCTTGATGCCCGCCAGCGTCTCGATGACCTTGTGGTGCTCGTTGGCCTGCTCGCGAGCCAGACCGAGGACTTCCTTGGCCTCGCTGATGCGGAGGTCGTCGAAGGTCTTCAGGTGGTTCATGCGATACTCGGTGCCCTTCTCACCGAGCGCCATGGACAGCGTGTTCTGGCAGACGACGCGAGTGTTGACGACCTTCGCCACGAGGCAGAAGCCCCAGAGGTGGTGGTTGACCAGGAGCAGGTGGCTCTTGATCTCGTCGCCGGACGACAGCTTGAAGCCCTCGTTCAGCTTCGCCAGGCCCCAGACCTTCTTGCCGTCGTGCAGCGAGCCGGCCGTCTCCATCGTGGCGTTGCCCGCCTCGACGAACTCCTTGAAGAAGCGCATGGCTTCGGCGTTCTGAACCGGCTTGTAGGCGGTGCCGACGACGTCCAGGAACTGGTCGTCGCTGTCGCGGACGAGCGCGAACTTGGTGTCGACCTTGCCGGCCTTGAGGCCGGAGCCCTGGCGACCGAAATACATGTTGCGCTTGGACACAGTCCAGTCCAAGCCGGCGGCGACGAGCATCTGCTCGGGGGTGAGGCAATCCTCGACGCGCTCACCAAGGCCGTGCCAGGGGGTCTCACCGGCGTAGGCCATCGTCTCGACAACTGCGGGCATTGTGGTATCCTTCCAGGTTGGGTTGGAACTAGGAGCCTGAGAACTTGGCGGAGCACCGTGCTCCGATGTCATGAATATAGTGGAAGGAATGAACTTTACAACACTAAAAATGCTGTCACGGCAAATTATTTTTCCGCCGCTGTGATTGGTGATATTCTACCAGCGCAGCGGACACCGCTGTCCTGCCTTCTTCGCTGATGTTCCGGCCCTCACGAGACGCCCTGCGGACTGCGGCTAGATGGTTCATCTTGGTGGCCAACACTCGGGCGGGGTGCACCCCAACGGCGTAGCCCGTGCCCGTAGAATTCAATCCTTGTCGATGGGTGTCTAACAATTCGATTAGAAAGCTTTCGATGTTGAGAGCAGACTCGATCGATCCTCGGTAAGCAGGCAGAAGCCGGAACCCTGTCTTCCCCGCAACCCTGAGCGCGCAGTGCAGTTTGGAAGGACTTCCGTTCCTAGCAGACTGCCAGTGTGAGGCTCTCCGATCGGGAAGGGATAGAATGGTGCTCCCGATATACAGGGGCGCCCGTTTCCTTGATTTGGAGAATATAGACGGTGAGAGGAGGTGTTTCAGGCACGACAAAACCTTTCCAATAAAAAGCCCCGCCGGGAGGGGCTCCAGCGGGGCTTCGGGAGGGCTTAAGCGGACAGCGCTTGCTTCACTCGTTCCGAGAACGGAAGAGAGAAATACGGGCTAGGCCGCTGCAAGTCCTCCCAGCACTTGGCCTTGAAGGCTGCGTTCAGGACGCCGGGCTCATTCCCCCGTTTGGGGCGCGTCTCCGGACTGAGCCTCGCCGCCGGCGTCGTCATCGCCGCCCTCGGCCGCCGGGGCGGGGTCCGCCTTGGCCTTGCCCTTGCGAGCGGTCTTCGCCTTCGGGGTCGCGGCCTTGGCCTCCTTCGTCGGCTTCGGCTCGGGCTTGGCCTTCTCGGCCTGGTAGGCGAGCGCCGTGGTGCCCTCCGGCAGCAGCAGGAAGAACTTCGACTGACCGTCGACTTCGATGCCGTAGCCGCGGCGCCCGAGGTCCCAGATGTAGCCGCTGACGTAGTTGGTGGAATACTTGTCCGGGTCGCCGAACTTCTCGACCAGCACGGCCTTCATCTCGTCGATCGTGGAACCGCCCTCGGCGAGCATGGCCTGGGCCAGGATGTCGGAGACGGTGCCGGCGCGCATCGGAATGGCTTCGGCCTTCGGGTCATAGCGGCGGGTGCGCTCGGTGGTCGCCTTCGCTTCGGTCTTGTCCTTGGCCATGAGGCCCTCCTGTTCATCGGGTGGAGCCTGCCCGCAGTGAGAGGGCATGACTGTCACCCAATTTAATGCTGGAACGTCCAACACGCAAGTGGGTGGCAGGAATTATTTACATGTTTCAGAAGGTCTTCGACCGATATTGGTCGTAGTTCGAGGTCATCGGAAGACCCATGAGGCCCTCACGCCACGCCCGCAGCACAAGCGGGTCGCCGACGCCGGCTTCCTCGAAGCCGTGCGCGCGGAGCACGCTGGCGTGATCCTTGCTCACCGGCGGATAGCTGCCGTCATACGCCGTGTGGCTGTAGGCCAGCGCATCGTAGGTGTCGCGCAGCGACTGCGCCAGCCGGATCGACTCGGCCTTGGTCAGGAAGAGCAGCGGCGTGATGACGCGGAAGGGGAACTGGAGTTCGCCCTGCGGCGTGTTGCTGTCACGCTCGAAACCGAGAGCGGTGTTGATGGTCTCCTCCGCCGACTCTACGAACACGTCGCGGCAGTCGGGATAATTGGCATTGTCAGCCTGGCAGACGCCGGTGATGAGCGCTGCGCACCGCTTGACGACCGCGCGGTTGGCGGCCAGCATGAGGAAGACGGCATTCCGCATCGGAACGAATGTCTTCTCGACGCGATCACCGATGATCTTCTCCATCTCGTCATGGGACTCGTAGGTTTCGAGTTCCTCGTGACGATTGGTCAGCGGCGACGTGCCGACGAACGCACCCGCGCCGAGCACGATGATCTCATGTGAGTGGATCACGTGCCCACGGGCGCGGAAGAAGTCGATGACGTCCAGCGCAGCTTGGAGCTCGATGGCGTGCTTCTGCCCGTAGTCGAATGACACGACATGGACTTCCTCGTAGTTGGCGAGGGCGTATCCGAGGCAGGTGGTGGAGTCCTGGCCGCCGGAAAAGACGACCATTACAGCGTTCTGGTTCAGCATGGAGCGATCCTCAGGGCTTGGCGATGTGCGCGATCTGCGCAAGGGCATCGTCGATGGTGGGAACGAGGGCGTGGATGCGTGGATGCGCGAGGAAGACGGCCTCGTGCGATCGATAGCGGCCGTCATTGGTCGGCTGCGGGGCGCCGGGCTGCACCGCCACGATTATCTTGTCGTTGGCCAGCGCATAGCCGAGCTCAAAGTAGCGACCGCCGCCCGTGTTCAGGGAGCCGACCGGCTCGGCGAAGAACAGCAGGAGTTCCGCGCGGTCGACATCCTCGATGTCCATCTGCGCAGCGTATTCCGGCGACATGGTCTGTTCGGCGCCGTTGTCGAGCCAGCGCGACGTGACATCATGGCCGAGGCTGCGGAGGTGGTCGGCGAGGTCGCGCAGTTCAAATCTCTTGCCATACTTGGCAGCGATGTAAATCTTCATTCTAGGAGCCTTCCAAGGAGGACACGGGCGCGGAATTGCGCCCGTGCAAGCGTCGTGCCGAACTAGACCGTAGGCGCTGTCGTGGCCCCGGCCGGAGGCGGAGGAGCGGTGGCGGGCACTGCGCCCGCGTTGCGCGCCGAGACGTAGGCGTCGGCCAGCACTCGCAGCGCAGAGGCCACGTCCGTGGGCGGGCTTGCGCAGACGGTGCTGACGACCGCTTCCGCCTTCAGCGCCGCGCTGCGGACCTTCTCCGGCGAGAAGATCGTCGCGCCGACAGCGACCGCCTGGAGCGTGCCGCAATACTTGGCGACCTTCTCCGACGCCGCGGCGACCTGCGCATCGGCCTTCGTCTGACCGATGACCTGCCCGACGCCCTGGGAGATCTGCTTCCAGCCCTCGTCAGTGGTCCCGTTCTGCGTGACGCAACCCGCCGAAAACGCTGCGCCCAGCAGTGCTCCGACCAACATCATCTTCCTGATCATGACATACCCTTTCCTGTGCCACTCGCGCTGCGCCAGCATAAAGTTTGGGGTGCTCCGCAGCAAAGCACCCCAAAAGTCAGACGCTCCTGTCGTGCTCGATAGCGCGGTCCTGGTTGCCGCGCCAATCAGGCCACACTCGAAGCTGATTGATCGTCAGCTTGGCGAAGAGTTCGTGGTAGACAGGGATACCCTTGTCCGCCCGGTAGTGGAGCCCATCCCACTGGCGCATCGCTGCGACATGCAGCGCGATCCAGTTGCGCGCATCCTCAGGATTGTTGAGACAGCGCTGCCAGAGATCCTCCCAGCCAAGGCCGAGTGTGATCATGTGCTCTGCTTGGTTGCTGATCCAGCTGGCCAGCCACTGCGCATCCGGTGGGTCGTCGGGGCGTTCGTCCTTCATGAAGCTGCGCCACGCGCCGTCGAGCGCAAGGATGGCGATGTCGACCCACTCGCTGGGGTCGGCCTTGGCCTCCTCGAACTCCTTGCGCAGGTGATCGGTGACGCCCGCCGCGCGCTTGCCGGGACCAAAAGCTTCGAAGCTGAATGGGATCGCTTGCAGCAGGTAGGCCCGCAGGTTGATCGGAACCGGGTCAGCGGTGATACACGGGTCGAACATGAACGTCTTGGGCTCGATGCCGTGCGCAGTGCGCCACTCCTCGAACATCTTCTCGAAGCGCTCCTGCAGATCTTTCTCCTGCTCCGCGGTCGCGCTGAGAGTAAAGCCGTCGCCGTCCGGGTCACCCAGTTCCTCGTTGGACTCCTCGTAGCGTTCGAGGATGTGGTCCACCATGTGCGGAACGGTCGGCTTGGCGTGGGCGGCCTCGCAGAGGTGGACCTCGTCCATCTGCTCCGTGATGGCTGCGAGAAACGCTTGCTCGCGGGTGGGGTAGGGGCCGATGCTGTAGCGTTCCGGGTTGCTGCCCGCCCACCATGACAGGCCGTCTCTCGCCCAGGTGCTGCTCGCCTTGATCTTCCAGTCGCCGAATTCGGATCGCGGCGTGCAACTCAGTTCCGCGTGCAACTGTTTCGCCACCTCGAGCGGTAGTCCGCGGCGCTCCTCGGGGCAAGCCGGAATCTTGCTCTCCTTCTGGCGTTCCCGGTCCGGCACGAACCAAACATCATATGTCTTCATGGCTAGGAGCCTTTCCTGTTGAAAGAACAAAGGCCGCCGTGCGGGGCTGGGGGTTGCTGCACGGCGGCCCTGCCTTCAGTCCCGGCTTGCGGTCAGAGAGACCACCGGGGCTGTCGACCTCGGGTTAGAACGGAATGTTCTCGTCCTGCGCCTGCGCCTTGGTCTTCGGCGCGTCGGCGGCGACACCGGTCTTGCTGGTCTCCTCCGCCGCCTTCGCCTCGCCACGATCGACCTGCGCAGCGAACTCGCGAGCAGCCAGGTAGACCTCGCGGCCCTCCGGCAGATCGAGGGTATTGGCATAGGCGCCGAACTTCCAGGCCATCCAGGAGTTGTCGTCGTTGGACTGCGGCGACGCGTCGAGCATGAAAGACCGCGCCCACATCGGAGCGATGAACTTCTGCCCGTTCGGCGCCGTCAGGCGGTAGGACGAGATCTGCGTCAGCCAGCGCCGCGCGACCGCGAACGACGTACCGCCCAGCGAGGCGACCGCCTTCTCGAAGTCGATGGTGCCGCTCTCCTCGTCCATCTTGACGATCAGACCGTAGAACAGAGCCCGCTGCGCGAACTCGTTACTGTTCGGATGACGGAACGCCGAGCGACCAGCCTCCTGCACGAACTCGCACTTGTCGAATTCCGTGCTGTCCGCACCATGGCTGCGGATGAAGTCGCCCTGCAGGCCGGGCTCCCATTCGCTGTGGTCCGGCACGAACCGGCACGGAACGAACAGGACCTTGTCGAACAACTCGCCCGTGGCAGTGTTGATGAACAGGCCTTCGCGGGCGCCCTCGACGTAGGCCGGGTCGCTTCGCTTCGCCTGCGGGCTGCCCGACTGGAGCAGGCGCAGGTGCGGGATGATCAGATACTTCGCCTCGACGTGCTCGAGACCCGCGCCGGCGTCGGCGAAGATGTCGATGCCCTGCCAGGCTTCGGGCAGAGCGCCCTCCTGCTTGGTGGCGAGAGCGGTCGTCTCGGTCTTGGCGTCTTCCGGCTTGCTGGGCTTGCTCGGAGCAGCCTTCGTGGGGGTATTCGTGGCCATGGTTCTTCTCCAGATAGAGGCGGGCAGTACCTCTGGGATTATGCCCCTCGCAGCGTGTAGCCGCCGCGATTCCGTTTGAAGTGGTCCTCGCAATAGGAGGTCTTCAATAGCTTCTTGGCGCCGCAGAACGACACCAATCCGTCTTTGCCCCGGCCGACCGGCCAGCGGCAGTGATGGGGTTCGAGCTTCATGAACTCGACGGGCTTGCGATCGCCGATATCCTCGTCCAGGACGGGTTCGCAGAGCCTCGGCTTAGGCCGGGGTGCTAGGCCCCGGGTGCCATCCAGCAGCCCGGAACGATTGAGCACCCCGATCACGACGTTCTTCGTCAGCCCGAGCGCTGCGGCGACAGCGTCGGCGGTCCAGCCTGGGTTCTTCTGCCACAACTCCTTGATGGATTCGTTGCGCGCAGCGTTCGGACTGGTGCGGACTGCTACGTTGCCCATCAGGCTTTCACCTTCGGCGCTTTGGCCTTCTTCGGCTTCTCCATCTCCGGTCTATCGACGACCGAATAGGTGTAGCGGAAGACGCCGAGGTCTTCCTCCGGCACGATCTGGTTCTTGTTGATGAGCAGATCGCGCATGAGCGCCTTGTAGGTGGCGGCGTGGACTGCTTCGCTGACGATAACCGGCAGCTTGTATTTCTTCTTGATGTATTCCGAGATCGTCATGGCGAGATCAAAGTCGCCCTTGCCGAACTGGCACTCCATGAACACCTTGATGATGCCCTGGTGCTGGTTGTCCACCAGCCACTGCATCGCCTTCTTGCGCTTCTCGGGCTCCTTCTCCTCGTTGGGGAGGCGAGCGTCCACGCCGGTCTCGACACGGACAAGCGTGTTGCCGACACCGATGGAGGTGAGCTGCAGGGCAGCGAAGGCGAGCGGAAGAGTCTCGACACGGAGCTTGTTGAGCTCCTTCTGGCGGTCTTCCATCTGCTTGGCGAGGGCGGCGATCTCGTCCTCGAGTTCGACCTGCCGCTTGGCGTGACCCTTCAGGGTGTCCAGCTTGTCGCTGTCCGTCTTGCTGTTGAGGTCGGCCTCGTGCTGCGCGTCAGCGAGCAGGTCGATGTCGTTGTCGGGGTTTGTCATTCTAGGAGCCTTTCACGGTTTGCTACGCTAGACGCTCTCCGCGTCTATGTAAAGTGGGCTACTGGCGGTTCTTGTCTATGACACGCATTTCGCCGGGCACGTCCTGCCGGACGATGTGGTCGCTGACGAACTTCCAAAGATCGTTCAGCTCGCCGCCGTGATAGCGTCCCATCAGGAACACCGCGAGACGGATGTCGCCGTTCTTAGCAGCGGTCTTCGCGTCCTCGAGATCGATGCGATTGCCGGTGCCCTGCAGGTGAGTATTCGGCATTGAACTCTCCTCAGAATTCCATCCTGTGACGGACGGTGTTGATGTTGGCGAAGATCCGGCGGGTGAGTTCCGGATCGGCGAGCGCAGCTTCCACGATGCGACGATGCTCCGTGGCTTGCTCCAGGAAGTCCTTGTCGGTTCGAGCGCCGAGCACGAATTCCATGTCTTCGAGGATCTCCTCGACGTCGGGCCAGCCCTCGGCCAGCGTGGACAGCTTCGATCGATTGACTTCCTCCGCCTCGAGGCTTTCAGCCCAGACCGATCCGTCGACACGGTCGCTGATTGCAGCTTCGATCAGGAGGTCGATGACCGGAGGCGACAGAGCGTCAAGCTCCCACGACTCGTCGCCGAAGCGCTCACGGTAGCCGCCGCTGCGTGAGTCAAGTTCCTTGACGGGGTTCGGCGGCGGGTTGTGCTCCTCGATCTGGTTCATGTTCAGTGCGAGTCGATCGACCTCGATGCCCATGCGAGCGAACATCGCCAGCCGGTCATCGTTGTCACGGGTCATGTCGATGCCGCTCGGGTCGTGGTCGCCGAGGTGCAGCACTGTGGCGCGCTTGCCGAGCTCGTCGCGCTGATAGGCGACCCGCTTGCCCGCCTCATACTGCGCGGATTGGCTGACGTATCCGCGGCAGGAGAAATACGGCACGCGCCAACGGTTGCAGACCGGAGCAATGACGCCGACGAGCGCCTCCTTCTCGATCCAGACCTCGATATAGGCCTCCTGGTCCTTCCAAGGATTCTCGCGGTAGCCTTCCGCGCTGCCCTGCAGGATCTCCTGGGGGTCATCCCACGCCGCATGATACTTGACGCGCCGCGTCCGGTCTTCGATGGCGTTCCAGTCGATCAGGCCGGCAAGCCGCGCAGTGCTGACCAGACTTCCGAGGTTGTCATACTCGGTCTTCTTGTTTTCGAGGAGGCCCCTAGCCACCATCTGGTAGTAGACTTGCCTGAGCGTCATCGCGAATCCCATCGCCTGGTATTCCGCGACGATCTGATTCACTTGCGAAATCTTGGCCAGGCTTTCCACCTGGAACTTTTTTGGAACGAATAGCTCTCTTGCCATAGGATAGACCCTTCTCTGTCCAGTGCAGCGTGATATCAACAACTGAGTCCCAACCCCGCGCAAGCTCCTGCGGGGTTGGGGTCTGCGTATCGTAGTCAACTTCTCCACCGTGTTTAACGCAGCGGTTGACAATCTTCATCACCCGCCAGTAGCGCGGATGAACGACAAGGTCATGCCCCATCGGGCTCATATAGAGCCGCGTGCCCGGCAGCGCTTGGAGGCCCTTCTTACGCTCCTTGCGCAGCGGCGATCCGTGCAGCACTCGGATCTGGCACGCAACCCGGTATCGTGTGACGACTGTCATCAGAACGGAATCTCTTCGTCCTTGTCGCTCTCGGGTTCCAATTCGGAACCAGCAGGATCGAGCCGTCCTGTTACGGTGCCGGACACCTCCACGACGCCAAAAACCATCGGCCCCTCAAACGGCTCGTCGCCGGCGTCGCCGATCGCCGCACCCGTAGCAGCGGCCAGCGCCTCGACGCCGCTCGCTCGCAGCGGGAGCGCGGGCAGCGCCACGAAGCCGGGCTTGGGGTGCTCCTTAAGATCGGCCCTGAGAAGCTCGCAGAGCTTGGAACGGTGCTTCTTGACAACGCGCTCCACCTCGTCCCATTCGGTGAAGGCAGCGATGTCGTCGGGCTTGACGTCGAGCACCCCGAGCAACTCGTCGCGCCAGTCCATGGACGCCACCGCGGACCGGGTCACGGGGTCGTGGATCCGAAGGTAGCCGCCCAGCGCCGAACGGCGGCCGTAGATGCGAGCCATCTCGAGAAACTGCTGGGTCGGCTCGCCGCTGATGTTGGAGTAGTCGAACGAGTGCTCCCAGGTGCCCTCGTCCGCCTGCAGGACGGCCTTGATGAAGTCCTTGTCCGTGCTGGCCGCGACGTGCCGGACCGCGTAAAACGCCGGCAGATACTGCGCCGCGAGGGTGCGGTCCTCCGTCAGCTGCATGGACTCCAGGAAGTTCCAGGTGAAGAGCGACGGCTTCTGCAGCGTGAACACGCGGAGGCCGCGATAGTAGAGGTAGGGGCTCTTGCGGTGGAAGACCTGAACCTTGTCGCCGGAGGACAGGGTCTGCACGCCGCCTTCGAGGAAGATGTCGCCGCGCTTGTTCCAGACCTTAGCCATCTCCTCGCCCGGGATGACGATATGGGTCTGCCCGGCGACGCCGACCACCGGCTCATCGAAGCTGATCTGGAAGGTCTGCCCGAGCTCATCCAGCGTGTTGGAGTGCAGTTCACGGAACGCCTGCCACAACTCCCAGTTCTTGCCAAGTTCCGTCGTGAATGGCAGACGGGTGTGGCCGAACCACTTGCCGAGGCCGTTGCGGCGCTTCATGCTGATGAAGTTGAACTCCTTGCCGCGGAAGGACTTCTTGGCGGCATAGAAGTGGTAGCAGGTCTCGCCGATCCAGACCTCCACCGGAATATTCATCCGGCAGAGCACCGCAACAGCATACTTGAGGCCGGTGCCGAAGAAGCCGATGGCGGAGGTGGTGCTCGGCTTGCTGTTGATGCCGAAGGTGGTGAACGATTCGATCGGGATGAGACCCGGCGTCTTGAAGACGATTGTCATGTTGGAGCCTTTCTCGGTTCTTGGAAAGCCGGGACCGTAACCGGCGGACTACAGCGTTAACGCAAGAAGGGGTCGCGGGCAAGCCCGTCTAAGGGCCACTTCCCTCATCCATCACAGAGATGGTGGCGATGACCTGGAAAGTCTCCCTTCATCTTGCGCAGCATGTCGAACAACTGGAGGTCGTCGACGTCAAGAACCACTCGCTTCTTCATGATTTCCTCTCAGCGACTTTGCGCATGGCCTGCGCGACATATTCGAGCGTCTCCGCCCACGCAATGAGGTAGGAGGGCGGGACGCGGCGGCGGTAAAGGGCATAGGCGATCTGCCCGGTGACCCGGCAAATGCTGCGATGCCAGTCCAACAAATCAGCTTCCACGGCGTGATCTCCTCTTTGCAGACTCTGACATCCTTTTCCTGGCCTCCTCGGAGTGCTGCCGCCCTTTTCACCCGGAGCGGCTCCCACGGAGTGCCTCCTCCTGCAGGAACTGCCTTTCTGTCTTGATGCCGACGAGCAGGCATTGAATCACATTGGTTGACAGGATGTAGGACGTCCAGGCGTCAACCTTCGACATATGAGCCGTCATCACCGTCACGCAAGCCTGATTGACTAGCTTAATATCGGTGTCGGGGATGCCGCGCTCCGCGTGGAACTGGTCAATCGTCGCCTGGATTCGCTTCGCCAGCGCAACGGTCTCCTCGCGGTTGTCGAAGGTGAGCAGTGAGGCCGTTGACATCACTCTTTCCTCGGGTCGAAGGGCTGCGCGGGAGCGATGCGGCGTTGTTCCTTCCAATGCCGCGCCGTGAACTTCGTGTCTTCGTCGAAGTCGTTCTTGAGGACCCAGTCCATGAACCCAGTGTCCATGTCAGCCCACAGCTTGCCGAAGTGTTGGCCGAAGCCCACCTTCTTGAGCAGCACCGGCGCGTTGGTGGCCTCGATTAACTCCTCCACCTTGTAGGTGCCCAACAGCCAGCGCAGATAGAGCAGCGTGACGTTGACGTCCGGCAGGGCGCGGTGCGGCGGGTCCATGCACGGGTGGTCCCACAGCGGCAGGCGGAAGGTGTAGCGCAGGGCTTGGTTGCTGTGGCTCTCGAGGTCGGGGACGGCCTTCATAGCGCACTTCCATGTGCAGATCCACGGCACATTGGCGCGCTGGAATCTGCCGCGCAGAGCACCGAGGAACGCCTCCTCGAAGTCACTATGGTGGGCGCAGTAGGCGTCGGGCTGGCCCCAGTGCTCGGACATGATCTCGAACACCGTGTCGAGCTTGGGAGCGCCCTCCACCATCTCAGGCGTGATCTGGTGGAACTGCGAATGCTCAGGGCCGATCGGGGTGTCCACGAGCGACTGGAAGCACCCCGTTACGGTGTCCGTCTCCACCTGGTAGTCGAGCCAGGCGATCTCGCAGATCCGCGTCGGGTCGAAGCCGGGCTTGCCGGGCAGCGCGGTAGCGGTCTCGAGGTCGATGATTCGGATCGTGGTCATGTGAGCTCCGCCCTCGACAGCCGGAAGCCGTCCACCCAGGCGGTGTGGTGGCTGCCGTTGTTGAACCAAGCGACCTCATACTGGTCGCCCTGCGCGCGGACCAGGTAGCCGAGCACCACAGCGGTGATGCTCGCGTCGTTGTCGATATGGACGCGCGCCTTGATCTGGTGCAAGGGGATGAACGCTCCGAGGGCGACAACCGAGGGGTTAGGCTTGGACATTATCATTCTCCGATGGCGCGACCGGGACGGTCTCGAGGGCCGCCGGACCGGTGGTGATGTAGGCGGCAACCTGTTGGATGAGGACGTCGCGCTCGGCGAGGACGAGACGCGGAATGATGCGCGCCAAGACGTCGATCGCCAGGGAGGACAGGATGGTCGCGTGGTCTAGCAGCGGCGCAGCTTCGACTTGGATGCGCCACTTGTCGAGGACGGCGTTGACCTCGTCCCCTTCGACCTGCTCCTTGATGCAGCCGTAGAGGCCCTCCTCCGCGTAGCGCTTGCAGCGGCGGTCGATGGCGCTCAGGGTCTGGGAGGCCTTGCCGATGTCAGCGCCGCCCTGCAATCCGACGCAGCGCGTCAGGACCGACACCGCCGCGAACGCCGGCGCCGTGAGGTCGGTCTGCGGATGCGACACGTAGGAGGAGAGAGCCTCCGTCGACATGTCGTGCGCAGCGTCCGCAAGGGTGCGGCGGTCATAGGTCATCTGCGTGTTGGCGAACTCCGTGATGGTCATGCTCAAGAGGTCGCAGATCGCCTTGCCCTGGAAACGGTCGCGGGTCAGCGCCGCGACCATCTCAAGGCCGAGCATCGTCCCCGCAGCCATCTGATGCTCGCGCTGCTGGTATTCGCGGATGATGATCGTCCACCAGCTGTCGAGCACGGCCTTGACCGTCGGCGCGTGCGACTTGGTGTGCAGGTCGCCGATCCGATGCTTGGAGAACTCGGGCTGGGGCTGGCCGAACGCTGCCGGGAACAGATGCGCGGTCACCACGTGGTTGACGTAGTTCGGGTCCTCCTCGCCCGACACAGCGATGCGGACGATCATGATGGCCGCCGCGTCGATCAGGGTGCGCCACGAGGCGTCGGGCGACGCTGCGAGCGTCTCCGCGTTCCAGGCGTTGAGTTGCTCGGGGGTGACTTGGAAATCAGACATTGGGAGCCTCCGCTTTGACAAGATGCTTCTCCCTCAGGATGACCCCGAGAGACGGATCACCGCGGTAGTGCGGCGCAATCCAGATGACATGCTCCTCGGGCGTGTCACGGTGGTAGCAGCGGAAATGCCCGAGGACGTGATGGTATTTCTTCTTGCCGCCGCCCGCGCCCTCGCCCGCTACAGCGGCGGAACGGTCGCGGCGCATGACACCTGCCTTGCCGGCCACGATGCCGACCTTCAGCGTCACGCGCTTGTATTCGACGAGGGGCCGCTTGCCCTTCTTGCGCCGCTTCTGCTGGATCTTCTCAGCATGGGTGACTTCCGTGGTGTCGGTCACGCGGGGCTGCTGCAAGAGAAACAGGCCGAAGAACGCGCCTTTGATGAAGGTGTTCATCAGCTGGCCCCAGCGCGGGTCGTGGGGGTCGCTGATGCCGGTCAGCTTGGAGGTGTGGTTGGGACCGACGAACGTGCCGTCGATGTCACTCCACGTCATCTTGAACTTCATGCCGTTGATGTCGTTCACGTAGGGCGGCGGATCGATCTTGTAGCGTGCCACGATGCCCATGCCGCCGGTGCGGACGGACCGGCATACCACCAGCATGTCGAGGGGCAGTTCCGGCCGCGTCGTCATCTCAAACAGCGCGCCCACCTGCATGCCCCCGTCTGCGGAGACGTCCTTCGTCAAGACATTCCACTCGATCCAGATCCTGTCGGACGGAAGCTTGACGTTGCGAAAGATCATCGCAGCCTCGATCTGCTCGTGGTCAATCATGTCGTGATAGATCTCAAGCAGCTGGTCGGTGAACACCACGCGGTCCGCCATCTTGGCGTAGTCCTTGACAGTGGTGTACTCGAGGGTCAGCGCGTCGGCCAGCTGCCGGTCGTAGGGCGACGGCTTGACCTTCTCGCGATCCAGGAAGTGTTGGGCGAGCGCAGTCATGGCGTCACACAGATTGCGAACATGCCGACCAAGAACAGCAGGCCCCAGCCGATGCCGGCGAGGAACTGTTCAGCGACGTCATCCCGATTCGGCCAGACCGAGAATTCGGGGCGGTACACCTTCTTCATGACTGCTTGACCTTCTGCGGGAGGAGCCGGAGGCGGTCGCCTTCAACGGCAAATCGGACGTGCGGGGTGCTCGGGGTGTAATAGGGTTTGACATAGCCAAACCCCACGCCGCGGTGCCAGACCACATGGCACCCCAAGCGCTCCGCGTTCGCAATGATGCGCAGCATGCGCGGCGAGTAGCGGGCGTCGTCGATGCGGAGACCGGGAACGGTGTCAGTCATAGAAGTGGGGCCCCTCTGTGTAGAGGATATATTGGGTCCACAGCTTCCGGGCCAGCTGGCGGTCGGTGATGCCCGACACCTCCATGCAGTAGGCGAATTCATAGCCTGCGTCGCAGAGGTTGCAGAAGCGGCGGATGCGGGCGCGGGGGAAGCGGGTCACGTCAGCACCAGACGATTGGAGCGGCGCAGTTGAGGATGACCACTGCGCCGCGCTCGCATTCGGCCGCAGGACGCTTGTCGTTGAAGCCGAACATGTCGCTCAACAGGATCGCGTGGAGGATGGCCTGGAACTTCTGTTCGTCATTGAACCGGAACATCGGGTTATCAATGAGGAACTGTTGGCGTTCGTGACGAGTTTTCATAACGCTTTTCTCCTGGCGCGTTGAACAGTATGCTTTACATAACACGCTGAATTGGACTTTACAAGTCCTCCTCTGTGCGGGGCAAGTTCTGCCGTGTCTGTTGACCTTCGAGCACAATGAGAGTGGAGCGTGCCCGCGTCAACGCCACGAGCCAGATGCACTTCTCTTCATCGCGTTCGTAAGGCTCATAACATTTGGAGCGCCGATAGCGGCAGTCCACGATGACATGCGCAGCCTCTTCTCCCTTGGCGGCGTGGACAGTGCCGATACGAGCCACCGCGCCCGGTATCGCGCGGAGCTCCTTGGGGTCCAGCGTGCCGTAGGACTGGAGTGCGCGCTGCATGAACTTCCAGTGCTCAGGTATCCAGTCAACCTCTTCCAGCTTCGGCAAGTTCTCAAGGTCTGACGCCAAGTAATAGGGCGCCTTCGCCTCAGGCATCGGCCGGCCAATACGTTTGAACAACTTGGCGAGACGCTGCTTGGACACGCCGCGCTCGTAGTCTTCGCCCTCACTCGTCTTCGCCGGAGTGTGAAGCTGCCACAGCGTCAAGATGTTCTGGCGCTCGCGGTGGAAGAAACACGTCAGCCCGGCCTGCCCCGCAGTGTGGTAGAGCATGCCCCGCGCATCGAACCACTTCTGCCATGAGAAGTGGCCGGATTTCGTCGGGTCCGCGCGCAGGACGACCATCACGTCATCGACCGGATCCGTCGACCCGCTGATGTCGTCCATCGTGATGGCGTCCATCCCGGTGCGGCGGACGATCTTCGTATGCCGCGTCGGGTGGGGTTGGAACAGGAACGGGTCGCTACCATTGATCATCTGGTAGAAGGGCTTCATCTCCATAAACGCAGGCATGCCGATGCGGTTGCACTGCGTGAGATGAACCACCGCGTCCATGTCCCGCTGCATGTCCTTGAACATGTGAGCGTCGCCGCCCGCCCAGCGCCCGTAGAGCGCTTGGTTGTGATCGCCGAGCCAGAACCGATACCGAGCGTTCGCCGACAGGTCGCGAGCGTTCTGGAGAATGAGCCGATTGTAGTCCTGCGCCTCGTCGAAAATGGCGAAGTCAACCTCCAGCGGCAGCGTGGCGGCGGTCAGCACCGAATGGAAGTCGGCGACGTCAAGCTCTTCGAGCTTCCGCTGATACGCAGCGTCAATCATTTCGATTTCGCGGTAGAGCGGAATATAGATCTCACGGGTCTGCGGGACGCGGAGCTTCCGGCGCTCGAAGGCCATGCGCTCATCGTGGTATTGATCGGCGATGTGCCGGCCGAACAGCCGCGCCCGCTGCGCTAGTGCTAGGCTGGACGTGACCAGCTTCAGCGCCACTTCTTCTGCGGTGTCGCGCTTGTCCTTCTTCGAGAAAGCGGCCTGATACATGCCCTCTTCATGCTCCCGCATGAACTTCTCGATGCCCTCCGCGACGTGATCCTCGTCGAGATCGTCGCCCATCACCTCTCGGATGATGCCGCAGAGCTGGTAGGCAACCTCCATCCGCGCCGACTGGTCGATGGTCTTGGCGCCGTCCATGTTGCGCCGCTTCACGGCGATGGTCGTGCCGATGTGGGGCGACGTAGGCCGGGACAGCGAGTCGGTGGACTCCGTCCGGCCCACCTCACCCAGCAGCTTGCTGATTGCCCAGTAGCTGCTTTCGTCGATAGCGGACTTGACGCGCTGGTCCCCGAGCGCGTGCAGCGCAACCTGCCGCGCCAGACGGTTGGTGGCGGTAACGGTGTGGGACGTGAGCATAATATCACGGAATGTGATGCCGCTTATCATCGCCTCACCGACCAGCCGCTTCGCCAGCGTCGTCTTGCCGCTTCCGGGCAATCCGATGATGAGGATGTCGAGGGGCCGGTCCCCTGGAGGCGGCGGAAGCTGCGTCCAGAGGTCGTCGTCATTGCCGAGGTAGATGGTGTTCATGGAGCGCTGCACTGCGAAATATAGGTGCACTCGAACACATTTTCGAGGGGCATCGCGTTGATGCGGAACTGCCGCCAGCAGAGCTCATCGGCGAATTGATGAACGTAGATGTCGCCAGGGCGATACGGGCGGTCGCCATACTCCTCGGTGTCCTTCCTCGGCGCATCATCGAAGATGAACTGCCACCAGTCCTGAGGCTGGAGCTTGTGGTGCGCGGGCGTGCGGTCGATGTCGACAATGCCGGAGGAACGCTTCGCCATCACTCCTCTCCCTCGGGCAGCCAGTCGGGACGACCCTTGGCCTTGAGATCGGCCAGCGCAGCACTGACGGCGTCGTCATATCCTTTGACGAAAGCCCACGCCTTCTCGCTGATCTTGGTCTCGACGACATTGCCGTCGCGCAGCAGGAGCGTCCAGCGGTTGTGGGTATCCCGGCCCAGCCTCGACAAGATGCCGAAATAGCTGATGTCGTTCAGGTTCTCGGTCCAGCCGTCCGCTTTGACGACGGCGTATCGCGGTTTATATTCAGCCATGGCCTAGGAGCCTCCTGCGGTTATTGGGGTGCCTTGCTTGCGTTGCGGGCGCTGATCGAGTCGAATTCTTCGATCGCGATCGAGCACCAGAGCACCCCGTAAGGCAGCGGGGGCTTCACTCGTGTCTGGAATGTCACGGCCTTGGTGTCGGGCCGGTCGAACAATCCAGCGATAATGGAAGGGGAGACAGCGCCCTCGCCGGCGGAGTAGGTGCTCGAGGACTGCTGCATGACGGCGGCTGCTGCGTTGACTAGATCCTCCCACCCGAAGTAGAGGGTCTCGTCGTTCATTGCGATGGCGCCAAGTCCTAGCTGCGTGAATGGTGGGCGCTCCTCCAGCTTGCCCTCCGTCTTGCGGGCAGCTTTGAGGGGTTCGACCCAGTGGTTGCGAAGGTGGATGATGAGCCGGCTGTCCAGCGAGAACAGGTTGGTAATGCGCTTGCCGGTGATGGATGGGTGGTCGTAGATCTCGTCCAGCGTGAGCTGGGGCAGGGCACTCACCGCTGCGGAGTAGGCTTTCTCCTTCGGCAATCGCGGCGCTATCGTGCCGTTGCTTTCGATGATCGTCTTGATCGGGGCGAGCTTGAGCGCCGCCGGGAAGGGGATCGCGACCAGCTGGTCCATGACGCGGGCGACAAGCTGCACGGGGCGGCAGAAGGTCTTGCAGATGGGGTGGACGCCGCTGGCGGATAGGGCTTGGTTGCCGGTCTCTCTGAGGTAGCCGCCTTCGACCGTGGCGCAGAGATCCTTGTTGCAGATGCCGGCCATCCGACACTCGCTGCATGACGGGTTCTTGGACTCCGTCTTGTCGTGCAGGCGGCGGAGGTAAGGCTTGATCCCTTGTCGCTCCGTCTCGCCGGGAGCGTCGCCGTCCTCCATCGACAAATGGCAGATGAGGGTGTGGAGCTCCGCCATCTCATCTTCTTTGATGAGGCCTGCCCGCTCCGCGCGCTGCACTTCAATGAGCACGTGGCGCCCATAACTGTTTTGGTTGCCGCTCCGGCCAACCTCAGGGTTCCACATCTTGAGCAGGATGCACGGCGACATGCGGTAGAGCGCTTGGAGCAGCCGCGGCGGCACGTTGAGGTTCTTCCTGGCGGCGATCCCGTGGATCATCTCATCCAGTTCCTCGGGGTCTTTCTCTTCCGCGTCCTTGTGCCTATCGCCGGTGGCAGGCGGCCGCCCCGGCCCGCGCGTCGCTACAGCGATGCCGCTCGCGGGAGCGGAGAACATCGTCTTGTAGAACGCCGCCATGCTGTCGTCGTATTTGAAGCCCTTGGCCTCGTACCCAGCGGCGAGCGCTTCGAGCGCGGGGCTGACATCAACATCCATCCACAGCGCGTCGCAGAGTTCGTCTTCCTCGTCCGCAGCGTCGCGGCGATCGGCAGCAGTCCACTCGCCGGACAGCAGCAGGGTCTCCACCGGCCCTCCGACCAAGCAGCCGACGCCGTGCGTCGCGTCCACGTCCCTGATGGCGAAGCCGCGCAGGATCGGCGTCCGCCCGCTGGGGTGGCGCACCTTGCCGCCCTCCTCCACGAACGGGTTGTCCGGCAGACACTCGACCGGGTAGCGGCACTGGTCCCGGCTCGACGCAGCGCCGGCGGAATGCAGCTTGCTGAACAGGAGCATGTAGAGCGCCTGCTGATGGCGGCGAGCAATGGGGTGCTTGAAGTAGAAGTTCAGCGCATAGTTGTTCCTGGTGCGGAACAGCCCGAACTTGAGATCCTCTGACACGTTGTCGAGGATGGTGCGGATCGCGTGCTTGAAGCCGTCAACCGATAGCCCTTTGTCGCTCAGGAAGCCCTCCAGCTCGTGGTCGCAGTCATACTGGAACCAGCAGGTGCGGAGGTCGTCGGTGTATGCCGAGCACCCCAAATATCGCTCGCCGCGATAGTGGGCCGCGAGGATCGGCGATGGCAGAGCGTCGGTGTAGGGGCTGTTACGGGCTGAAAGGTTGCCGTCCGCGCCGCGGAGGTTGAGCGGCTGCACCTTGTGGACGTGCGGATCGGGAATGGTGTCGCCAGGAGTGGTGGCGCGGTATACGATCGACTTGCCGGTATCGTCTTCCCTGATGGTAACCGGCGTCCTTGACGTGGTAGCCTTCAGGAGCGTGACTGTCCCTGGGTCTGCGGAGCTTGCCCCATAGAGGACCTGAGAACTGCTAATCATGATGCCCCGCGCAGCAATGTGGCACGGAGGGCTTGACGGCGCAGGAGATGTCCGCTACAGTGCGACTAAGACCTGCTCCGCGGCGGCCTTCCGCGGTGTTTCGAGCCTCCGGTGGTTTAGCAGACCCCGGGGGCTCACTTGTGAATGCAAGACGCGCAGCATAGCGCGCGACGTGCCCCTCCCGCAAGACGCAACATCTAGCGGCGAACGGAGCGGCTCGCACTAGCGGGCCTTTCGCTCCATCATCGCAGTCTCTTTGGTCTCACGGTAAATGATCCGAGAGTCGCGGCCGCGCCAGTTGGGTGTATTCTGCCGAAAGTCGAGCTCTTTGACGGCGCGGCGCAGCGTCTTGATGTCAGTCATCTTGTCTACCCAGGGCCTGCTGAGGTTCTCGCCGCGCAGCTGGACGACATATTCCTTACGGTGAACGTAATCAACCATCACGCTTCACCAATTGCCCCTTGAGATACATGTCAAGCGCGACGAACCCGCCATGGATTCGACAGTAATTCCGGCCGTCCAACTCCACGACAGAGTCCCGACAGCATTGCAGTTCGCCGCGTTCGACGCCTTGTTCTTTGTGACGGAGTTTCCGCCACGCGCGGCCGTGCTCCGTGGTGTCGGCGACCATCGCTTCGCATGGCGGCGTTCGCGGCGGATCCTGGGGCTCCTGCGGGAAGCGTTTGAGTTGGCGGACGGCCATCAAGCGAGCTCTCCGCAGAGTTGGCAGCGGCATCCACGATGATCGCATCGAACCATCGGCGACGCGCATTCGCATTTGCGGAACTTGGTAGCGGCCTGCCGGAGGAAGTTCGGGCATTCCTGCCACTCATTGGCGTGGTTGAGGTAGAGCAGCCGGCCGTCGTTCGTCTCGGCAAGATATCGGCCGGTATTCGGAGCGCACGGGATCGACCCGCTCGTCGGGGCCGGGGAGAGGGAGGCGGCTTCCTTCCGCTCGTCTCGCGAAGCAGCGAAAACCTCATGAGCGAAGCGCGTGAAGAACGCTTGCAGCGGCGCCCAATCCTTGCCCGACAGGATGGAGAAGCGCTCTCCAGTCTTCTTGTCGAGCAGCCGATATGAAGACCCGGCACCCTTGGTCTGAACCTCCCAGCCGCCCGGCAGCGGGATGTATTCGCGCGTCAGATCGTACGGGTCGTGCTCGATCTCCCCCGGCATCTCGGCAGGGGCGTCCTTCTCAGAGGTCATGGCGCGGGCCTCCACATCATCGGCTGGTCGGATTCAACCTCGTCCGCGTTGGATGCCCAGCAAGCGCCTTCCGTCCAACAAGGCGGGTGCTTCTCCTCTTCGCTGGCGACCCAAGCACCGACGCTCTTGCCGTCCTCGTTCTCGAAGCCGTGGCGTTCCCAGCGGGCCAGCATTTCGAACCCGTCAAACGTGCGGATTTCGATGTCGCGACCATCCTTCGGCGCTGACTCGATCGGCTGCCATTCCTTCTCACCTGTCATGGCTGGCCTCGTCGAGGGCGCGTCTGGCATCCTGACCAGACGTTTCGAGGTGGTTCGCGATCTGCCGCATGATGTCTGCCATCGTCCGCAGCTTCGCCATGTCGTCTTCGCCGTCGAAGCGTCCGGGGCTGTACGGGATGCCCTGAGGAACGCGGCCGATGAGCGCGGCGAAGAATGTCCGTGTCGGGTTGTCGAGATGGGCCATGTGGCCACACGGCCAAAGCGTCGCGAGAAAAGCTTCAGCCTGCTCGCGTGTCATCTTCTCAGCCATGCTCTGCCCCCGGGGGATTTTTAGAGTGCGCATCCGCGAGGTTCTGGCCAGAACTCACAATTCGCCCCTCCAGATCGCAACAAGGCATCGCTCGTCGTATCCCGCGTTCACAGGCAAAGACCCCAGCGAACACCACGCGGCATAGTGCGACCGCATCGCCAAGGTATGGCGCACCCAACGCGCATGACGGATGATCGGAAGTCGCTTCCACCAGACAGCCGGGGCGGGCAGCGGGGCAGTGTCAGGTTCGAACGCCTGATACTCGTGCCAGATCGGACCGTCTTTCGTGTAAATCTCAGGCATCTTCATCCTCCCTTCGCATCTCGCAGTTGTCGCAGCGCCATTCCTTAAGCTCGGGTCGGTGCGACCATTCGTGGTTGGGGCAGTGCTTTTCGCACCAGAGCCGTTCGCCCTTCGGCCCGCACACAGGCGTCGGCTTGAGGCAGGCACGGCATTCAAAGTTGAGCTGATACTGCCGCTTCGACTGTCGGTCCCGTTCGTCGGCTCTGGCCGGAGTCTCGCGGATGCCAACCCCTATCATTCCCCAACTTTCCCGGCAGAGGTGGACTGAGACAGGGCGGCGCGAACCGCGTCCTTCGCCTCGCGAATAGCCTGATCGGCTGACGACGAGTTGCACGACCAACCCATATCGTCAGCGGCCTCGATCAGCTTCTCCGTCTTGTCGATCAGGGTTTGCACCACATCCCCGCCCGCAGGCGAGGAGGCGGGATTGGCGAGGGCTTCGTAGAGGGGGCGATGTTCGAGCTTGTCGTAGCGCCCCTCGTGCGGGTTAACCAAGGAGACGTGCCAAGGTCCATCGGCATTCCGCCAGCGCCACGCCACCGGTTCAGCCTCAGACACGGGCGTCGCGGCCGGGGAGAGGGAGGCTTCATCGAGCACTCCAAGCATATCGACTGCGACCCTGTTCTGACCGCGCGCGAATACAGACGCTGTTTCGTACTGGCCGGGCTTCAACACATAGCCGAGCAGTGCTTCCCGAACCGCATGCACCCCGCCGCTCGCAGGGGCTGGGGCGGAGGCGAAGACCGGGTCGGTGTAATAGGCGCTCTTCTGGCGCGAACACCAGAAGGAGTTGCCGTCCTTGTCGGCGGGTCGCATGTAGCCGAGGGGCTGCACCGCCTCATCGCGCGTGGGGGTGTTCGTGTGATCTGTCTTCTCGTCCATCAGAGCACCTCGATGTCATGATCGGAGTAGTGGGGGCCGTATTGGATGAGCACCCCGATGCCGACTAGTTCCTCCACAAGGCCCCGTGTCCGCTCCACGCCGATGACGCGCGCGGTTGCGGTCGATAGGATCTCGTCCATGGTCGGCAGTTTGTGCTGCGACGACACTGCGCACCGCGTCTCCATGAATGAGACGACAGCGGCGAGGCACTGCTCACAGGGGATGGTCATCACGCCCTCGCGTAGATCGATTCGGCCAGGGCCTGCGCAGCGGCGAAGTCAACCGCCGGCGAGGTGTGGTAGCCGTACATCTTGACATTCCAGGACCCCGTCCGCGTGATGGAGGGGTCGGCCAGATAGCCGAGCGTCCCGCCGGTAGGCGACTTGATCCAGTGCGAAGCGGCGCGCATCTTGGGGTTGCGGACGCGGGTGTTGACGATCTCGAATTTGAGAGGCATAGGTCAGGAGCCTTTCTTGAGTGCGACGTAGGCGTCGGCAAGCCGCGCCATGCGGGTGAGTTCGGACTGCGCAGCGTCGGCTGCGATGTCAGAGCCGTCCTTGATGGCGGCGAGGTAGAGAGGCAGCAGCGCAGACCACGACGGAGTGAGGTCGATTGTTCCGACCTGCAGGGCTGCTTGGACTTCCTCCGCCTCCTGCCTTGCGGCATCCGGCGGAGGAGCCGCGGAAGGCTTCGCAGCGGCGGCGCGTTCGGCCTTGCGGATGTGGAAGTCAGGATCCTCGAACCGGCAGGGCTCATTGTTCTGAGTGTCGCAGGAACATTGCGGCCAGTCGCAGGAGCGGTTGAGATTGCCCATGATCAGACATCCTCCACGTCAACATCAGGGACGTAGATGTCGTTGAGATCGGCAGCGGCGACGACCCCTGCGCGAGCAAGGCAACCCAGCAGCACACCGTTCAACTCTGTGAGAGCCGCAACCTGCTGGCGCAGGCGCGACATGTCGTCGGCGTCGTAGTCGCGAATGGCTGCGTAGCTGACCAAACCGTCGACATACTCCGCGGCAGTCGCGTCACCATTGCGGCTGAGAAACTTGAGTGGCATAGGAGCCTCCGTTTCGATGTTCAAGATATAGTGCAGGCGTTGGCACTTGTAAAGTGGGGAAAATGCAAGGAGGCAAGGTTTAAGGTGACAAGGAATGAAGGAGGCGGGGCGGCGTAGGGGCGGAGCACCCCTATCGCGTGACTTCATAGTGGGCTGGGATCTGTTTACGGTTCGTTGCTGTTTGAATGTGCATGCGGATTTGTTACGGTGTTACATGCACATTCGACGTTGCTGCTTTGTGCTCCTGCTCGCTATGCGCTAGACGCAGCCGTTGAATGTGCATGCGGTTTTGTTACACTATTACATGCACAAGGAAAGTTGCTGATCCA